GCGCCGTCCGGGGCCGCGCAGACCCCCCCCGGGGGGGTTGCTGGGGGGGTGTTTCCGCAGGTCAGAGGCTTGCGGGCGGGTCGGCGTTTGCGCAGGTCGGGGCACATTTTGGGCCGCCAGCTAACTTTCGGCCCGCGTTCGATCGGGTGTTCGATCTCGGGCCTGCATTCGATCAGGTGTTCGACCCGTGCGCCTCGGCGCGGGACTTGGGCGCGTGGCACGCTTTGCATAGGGTGCGCAGGTTGTCAAGTGTGTCTGCGCCGCCGCGTGATCGGGGTTGTATGTGGTCGGCGTGGAGTTCGCCGGTGTTGGGTTGTGCTTGGCGGCCGCATTGTTGGCAGGTCCAGTTGTCGCGGCGGAATGTGGCTTGTTGCAGGCGGTGTGGGACTTTGCGTCCTTGGTGGTTGCCCCAACGGTGTGTGGTGTGTTGGGGGCATGTGCCGGTTGTGGTGAGTGTGGTGCAGCTTGGGTGTCGGCAGACTTTGGGTGCTCGTGGCATCAGATTGGTTGGGTGTCAGTGGTCCAGGTGTCTCGTCCGCCGTGTTGCCATGCGACGCGTCCTGGTGGTCGTGGTTGGTTGTCGTTTCTGGTTGCGATGACTGGTGGTGTGTCTGCGTGGTCGACGAGGCTGGGCCAGGTGTAGGCGATGGTGTGTCCGGCTCGGCGTGCCCATGCGGTGATTGCTTCGTCGATGGGTTTGCCGTTGGGCAGGTTGTTGAGCATGTGGGGTACGAGGTCGGTGTGTATGGCTGTGCCGACTGCGTGGAGTAGGCGCCGGCAGGTGAGCCAGTGGGCTGTGGTGTCGGCGGCTTTGGCGATGCGTTGTTGGTATTCGCGTGGCCGTTCGCGTCCGAGGTAGAGGGAGACTACTGGGGTGGGTGCCGCTGTTAGTGCGGCGTGGAGCTGGTCGCGGAAGTTGTTGCACGGTATTGCATCGTCTTCGAGTACTACGAGCCAGTCTGTGTTGAACTTGGTGAGGTGTTGCCACACTTTGCGGTGGTTGCTTTCGCATCCGAGTGCGCCGTTGTCGATGTTCATGTATGCGGCGCCTACGGTTTCCATGAGTTGGTGGGCTTGTTCGGCGCGTGTGGTGTGAGCGACGATGCCGATGGTGTGGTTCATCGTGGCCTTATGCGTGTGGTTTTCACGGCGACGGTGATGTGTGGTGCGAGTCGTGGTGTGATGCTGCCGTAGTCGTATTCGGGGTCGATGACGATGGAGCATCTGACCCAGCCTCCGGCTTGGATTTTCTCGACGGTGCCTTCGTGTTCGAGTCCGTCGAAGTCAACCCATACGTCGTCGCCGGGTTTCAGGTTCTGGTCCATGTTTATTTGTGCCTCCACCAGCTCCACGGGTTGCGTTCGTTGGCTTTGAATATGGTGGCGACGCGCGGCCCGTAGACGAGACGGTCTGCGTGTTTGGTGTAGGCAACATAGTTGAGTGTGGCCATGTCACCGATGATGGTGCCTTTGGTGTCTTCTTTGTGCCAGATGCGTCGTTGTTGGTCTTCGTGGTCGGCGATCATGTCGTGAGTGAATGTCAAGACGGTTTCACGGTCACCTCCGACGATCCCCGCGTTCAATAGGGTGTGGTCGGCGTGAGTGTCGATGAATGTTTGCAGGTGGGTGGCTTTGTGGTTGTCGCGCATCCAGTCAATCCCCACGACGGCGGGTTCGTGGCCGACGTATAGTTTCCCGGTTTCCATGTGTTTCCAGGGTGCGTTGAGCATTTCGACGTCGGTGCCGTCTACGCACCACACCCATTGGACGTCGGGGTTGGCGCGTAGCCATTGGTAGTACAGGTACCAGCGCGCGAAGTATGGGTTGTCTACTGGGCTGGTGACTCGCTCGAATGACGCCTGCGGGTGGGTGAGTGGGTTGTCGCACAGCACGACGGTTTCGGCGTCGGCGATGGAGGTGATCAACGTTTCGAGCAATTTGACGTCAGGACGCATGCGTGTGTTGCGTTGCGGGTCAGGTTTGTTGGACAGCAGGCAGGTCAGCACCACACGCCGGTCAGGTTCCACGATGGGGATGTGGTGGCTACTGGTGTAGTGGTGCTGCCAGTACAGGTCAGCATTTCGGGCGGCGGCGGCTTTGCGTTCTTCGGTGGGGACGGAGCGTTTCACTTCGAGGTGCTCGTCCATTGAGTGGATGAGCTTGTGGGAGCCGCACACGTCGCCGTACCGGAATGTGGTAAGGCCGGCGTTGTAGATGCGGTCGGACCAGGAGGGGTGTTCCCATCCCCAGCCGCCGAACTCTGGGTCGAGGCCGCCGACTGTTTCGATGACGCTGCGGTGTACGTAGATCATGCAGCCGCGGGCGCCGGTTAACGCGAAGTGGTGTCCGTCGTCGTAGACCTTCGTGACGTCGTTGAGCCGATGCCCGTTGGCCAGGTCGACGAACTGGTACATCAGGTGGGGTTCGGGCGAGTCGATGTAGGGCTGAAACCAGTTGTCGGCGATCGGGTAGCAGTCGTCGTCGAACAGGAAGATGTGTTCGCAGCCGTTGAGTAGTTCGAGGCATTTGTTTTTGGCTCGGGCGATGCCTGCGCGTTGAGGGAACCGATAGGTGGCTGCCGGGTATGGCTGGTCGCTGGCGTCGTCGACGATGACGAGTTTGGCGTTGGGTGTGTGGCGGCGAATGTGGGCGATTGTCTCGTCGGCGATGGTGTTCCGGTTGCGGGTGGTGACTCCGATTCCGATTGGAGTTCCGTTGGTGGTTTCGGGAACGTATCGGGTTCCGTTGATCACGACGTCGGTCATGTGTGGGCTCAGTTCGTCACTCGTACCATTCGCCGCAGTCTGGGCAGTCGGCGTCGCCGCAGTAGCAGATGTTGCGGTCTGTGGTTCGTCCGGTTTTGCGTTCGCGGTGCCGGTTTCGGTGCGGCTGGGCGGCGTTGGATCGGCGGAGTTCGAGTCGGGCGCGGGCTGCCTCATCCATTGGTGCAGTCCATCGTCCAGCCGTTCTTGCGTGTGGTCACGCGGATTGTGGTTTCTTCAGGTCTCTTCCCGGCCATCGCGAGGGTGGCGGCTTTGGCGAGCGCCGCTTGCACTAGAAGCATCCACGGTTCGTTGGGGCCTGCTTTTTGGACTGCTGGAATGTCGGGAGGTGTGGTGATCCACTCGCCAGGGTCGGAGTGCATCAGCACTTTCCCGTCAACTTCAATGTGGATCACTGTTCAGCTGCTTTCTGCAACGCTTTCGCGGGGACAACAACATCGTTGCTTGCCTTGTCGATGGTGATCGACAGGACAGGCTGGCCCGTGGGTGTGGTGCGAATGTTGATGACGCGGTGCCCGGTTGGTGCGTCGGCTGCTTGCTGGCGTAGTTGTTCGTGCTCTTCGCGTGTGAGGATCACATAGTTCTGGGTGATCGCCGCGGCGAGCGCTTCCGCGACCAGTTTCGGGGTGTCGAGGTGCGGTAAACCTGCTTCCTCAGCGAACTGGCCGGCAAGTTCCGGGGGGACACTGACAGTTCGTAGTCCCGGCAGGAGGATCGGGAACGGTTTGGTGTTTTCGTCGCCGGGGTGAACCAGGTTGTTCAGCGTCTCGGTGAGAAATTCTGTGAGGTTCATCCTCGTATGCACCACCAGATGCGCGTGAGTAGGGACGGTGGCCGGTACAGGTCGAGGTGTTCCCACGGCTCCGGTGTGATGTTGCCTGCGTACAACCGGGTTTCGTCTTTAGGTGGGTCCAACCGTCGGGACACGGCGATGAGGCGGCGTGCTGCGCGTCGCATGATGCGGGCCGCGCGGCGTTTCATTCCTGCCTGCCACCGATCGTGCCGGCGCCGTCCTGCAAGTTGATACGCCACGACTCGGGATCGATCGCGTTCGGGAGGCGGCACGCTTTCCCGCACTCAGCGAAACGGGTCTTGCTGCAAGGATCGGGGCACACGCGAAGGTGGAGCAACGGCATGGCAACAGGTCTTTCCTCGGATTGCTGACGCTGCAGGACTCGAACCTGCAACCGGCGGTTTTGGAGACCGCTGCTCTTCCAGTTGAGCTAAGCGCCATCGCTTCAGATTCGGCGGGGCAGGCGATCCAACAACTGGTCCAACAGTTTCTCCGCGGCCTCGACGATCACCGGGTTGCCGTCCTCACGTGCGAGGCGCACATTGTGGAGGGCATCGGTGATGCGGTCGTTGAGGGATCGTGGTGTGGCGAAGGTGGGCATGGGATCACCTCCCGAAATGCGAAACGCCCCGGTGTTCCGGGGCGTTTAACAGGCGAGGAAGTGTGACCTGCGCCTACGGCGACAGCCTAGCACGAATATCGAACCTTGTTTGTCAAATCAGCAAGGTTACGGCGCAATTTTGCCGTTAAGGCAATTGCGACAAACATAGCAACTAAATGCTGTGCTCATGCAATCCGCAGCGAGTTCACGTGCCGCACAAGGTCGGGGCCAATCATGAACCATTCACCAGACACCCTCAGGTGCTTGAACTGGTCATGACGTTTACGTTCCAGCTTCCGGTCCCCCGGTTCGTAGCCCATGCAGTCCTCTGGCTGAATCACTCCGATGCGGGCCTTGAGGTTTCGGCTGGTACCGATCTTGGCACGGTTTCCCAGTCGCATGTAGTACACGACGTCATCAGTTGCGGCAGTTACACCCATCAGTGTCTTCCGTTCAGTGCAGAACGCCACCATGGATCGTTCGTAGTCGCACCCTGCCGCCTTGCAGACCACAAACCCGTTCGCTAAGTGGGCAAGTAGACCACTGTCCCCACAGCGAGGGCATGGGCCTGGGATGAACTCAGCCTCTGATGGAAGAAGTTCATATGCCTGTTCCATAGCTCTATGGCTGGCGAGCATGAGATTGGCTTCCCGGTAGACAACCATGATGTGCCGCTCACACAACGGCACATGACTGGCTATGTCAGTAAGGGCTGGCGCGTAGCAGTTGGGGTGGCAGCATTCCGCAGCGAGGACGTCGTTGAGATGCACCCGAAAGACCCGGCTCATTCTGCTAATTTTACCTGTTCAGACGTTGTTTTCTTGGAGCGTGGTAGTTGCCTGTGGTGCGCGTCGAGCACATCTCCTAGGCGGTAGAACCGGACTTCTCCGTCGACTGCGCAGGGCCGCAGTCGCTTGCTTTTCACGAGGGTCTGGACCCGACGTTTGTTCAGCCCTGCACCGAGTGCGCCGAGGCGTGGGGCGATCTTTTCTATCTGGCCGGCGGTGAGGATTTGACGGTTGGCCTGGCGGACCCGTTCCGGGTCGATCACGATGTCATCCTCTGGGGGCAAGTCGATCTGCTTGCGGCACTCGTCAATCCGGTGGTGAATTTCAGGCCAGGATTCTTCGGAGCCTTCGATGAGGGCGAGGGCGGTCACGTTGCGTCTCAGCCAGCGGGCCAGAGTGATGTCATCGTTGGATTCGGTGTACGGGGTTTGTCGGGCGTCGCAGGTGAACCTGACCCATTTGATCAGGGCGTTGTGCAGTTCGTCTGCGGCTTCTACTGCGCCGATGTGGAACGGGATGCGCGCCTCAGCTTTCCGCCTTCGAAGTTTCCCGAGTCCGGGTTTTTGTACGCGGGCTTGGCGTGTGATGGTTACGGCGAGGTCCTCGATGAGTGTGGGGATTCCGCCGAGCGCCTCTTGTAGTTTGAGTTGGTCAGCCCTGGGGAGGTGGAAGTCCATGCTCACTTGTCGAACGCCTTCCTGAACATATCTTCTTTCTGTTCCCGACGTTTCTGTTCCCGTAGTTCCTTCTCGCGGTGTTCAAGCCATTCCGCTGCGGCGGCACCGACCTCTGCCGGCACGTCGGCGAGGTGGGCATAGATGTCTGCTTGGAGTTGGCAGAACGCCCGGTATTCGTCAGGATCGGTGATTGGGCATTTTTTGAGGGTGTTGGTGGCGGCGTTGAGCGCGTCCCACGCCGCGATCCACGCCCCCACACGAGCATCAGACATCAGTGATCCCCTCCTGGTTGGGTTCAGACTGCACAACCGACCCGACATCGCTGGGCAATTCGGTGTTGACCTCTACCCACCACAGTCCAGGCTGCCCAGGTATGGCCTCGCGGCGGACAAGGATGCCGCCGCTATGCGACTGGAACTCAAGCGCATCCTCTAGGCTGTCGTGCTCCTGGATCCACTCGCCCCCTCCGGGACGCGGTTGCTTCAGTGCGTAGACGCTCATTTGTGGTGTCCTTTGCAGTCGGTGGAATGCTCTGTGCGGGGCTGGAAACACACCGGACAAACAGGGCTCTCAACGAGGAACCGGGCCTGGGAAGCAAGAATCACGGACAAGGTCACGGTTGGTCCTTTTCGGCTAGTAGTTGGGCGATAGCGATCAGAGCGTGAGTGGTCGCTGACTCGTATGCGGCTTGGCGGGCTTCTTCCCGCGCGAACTCGATGTGCTCGGCGGGGGTTTCAGGTGGTTTCGGCATGCGGCTAGAACGGCGGAGCCCAGGCGTCGATGAGGACATCGAACGCGGCGTCAGCCATGCGACGCCACGCGTCCTTCTCCGTCTCGGTCAGGGTGTTCCACGGGAAGATGCGGCCGCCGGATGTTTCCCCGCGGATCGCTTCGGCGACTTTCTCGATCAGGGCTTCACGCTCAGGGGTACTCATGGTTGGGCCTCGTATCGGTAGTGCTCGCAGGGCTTTCGGTCGGGCCGGACGGTGCCCGGTTCATCGCTGAGGTAGGTACGTGCCGGGTATCGGTGTTCGCGCAGCACCGGTTGGTCTGCGCCGCGTTCGGCCCACTCGATGTCCATCTGCGGCTCGCTATGGAACTCGGCGTCCAGATCGGTGCACGACGAAAACGGCACCAGGTCGCGGGTGGACATGAGTTCGTCGCGCTCGGTGCAAGTGATCTTGACCCACGGCATCAGCAGGACGATCCTTTCGTGAGCCATTCCGCCCACCCCTGACCCACCCGTACAGGCGGTGGTGTGGTGTCCGGGATGATGTGAATATCCGTATGCCCCGTGTTGATCGAGTGACGATCCGCTTTCCACTGAGCGCAATCCATGCAGCTCTGGTCCCACACACGGTTGCACTCCCTGCAATGAACCTGAATCACCGCGGAACCTCCCGCCAATCCCGGAACACGAACGTCCACAGTGACTCCCGGTACGGCGCCGGTCGGCCCGCATGGGAGATGGTTTTCGCCAGCACGTGTTGCTCACCGATCGCGGTGATCTCGATGATCGTTTCGCCGCGGCCTTCGTCGCCGGCGAGTCGGGTTCCGACGGTCCAGCCGTTCTTCCGTGCAGTGTCTGCGTCGCTCATGCTTCCTCCACTCCAGCGCAATCGGCGCACGCTTTGAGTTCTGTCTCGTTCATCAGGAACCCACTTTCGCCAGGATTACCAGTGCGTCTGCCAGTCCGCTGGCCCGGCCCCCGCAGACTAGGCAGTCCTCTTTGTCGCCGCGGGCCGCGGCCGATTCGCAGAATCGGAGCCACGCCACGCGCTCGGCGTTGATCAGGTCTATTGCATCGCTCAAGGTCATCGGGTCTCTCCTCGCAACGCGACAGCGGCAGCGGCCACCACCAAACGCAACTCTTCAACCTCAGCGACCAACTCAGGAACGAGAGTGCGCGCCTGGGCGATGAACTCGCCGTCACGGTCGGGCAGTCCGTAGGTCATGGACTCGCCAGCGCCGTCGAAGAGGATCGACTCTGCGTAGTCGCCGTTCTGGTTCTGTCCGCCCCAGTGCTGGAACGTCCACGGCCCTTCGGTCACGCCTTCCAGCGTGGCTTTGGCGCGCTCAACAACATCACTCATGAGGTATCTCCGTCCAGTGGGTAACGAATCGGGTTGCGGTCTCTGGCCGAGGGCTTTATCAACCTCAGAGGCCACATGCGCGGTGTGTACGCCGTCGCCTTCCTCCGACCACCCGCAGATGCAGTACTCGACACGGTGCTCGCCGAGGAACCCCCTGTCTGCACCGTTGTAGGCGTGCGCATCGATCACCTCGATCATGAGGTTTTGGGCTTCGCTGCTCACAGTTCCTGCTCCCGCCAGTTTAGGACGGGGCAATCCTCAGGTGGGTGTACCACCAGGCAGTAAGGGCACGAGTGATCCTCAGTGAACGGCCCGTAGCGCTCGTCGGGAATCAAGGCGAATGTCGACGCATCATCCTGCGGCCTGGTGCGTATCCACCCGCCGTAGTCATGGTGCCACCGGGCGTTGAACCTATCGCGCCAAGCACGATCGCGGTGTTCAGGGCTCAAGTGCTGGACGTCTGATCCATGCTCTGTGGTCGGCATAGTCGTCATCTCCCTACGAGTGTCGGTAATCGGAAACATGTGTGCGCTGTCAGATCGGCTGCCTACCTGGAGAAACGGCGACGATCATCGAATCAACCCCTGATAAGCAACAGGAACCCATTGCTCTTCACGGGTGAGTCCTCCGAGGGCTTTATCAACCTCATCGGCCACATGCATGCGCTTGACTCGCTCGATCTCTCGGCGAACCTCCCGAGTCATCCAGATCGAAGTCCTCCGACCGCCACTCACATTCGAGGCAGTACCACCACTCAACCCGCTCGCCTCGCCCCATGCGCATGCCCTTTTCGAGGCGGTGTTTACCGATCACGTCGGCGATCACGTTCTGGGCTTCGCTACTCACGCTTCCTCCCCCCACCAATTTGCGCAGCCGCTCAACCTCGGCCACCAGTTCAGGGATGAGAGTGCGCGCGGCGGCAATGAACTCAGCCACTGGGAGGTCTTCGCAGTGAGCCACCCATCCGCCGTTTGGACTGTCCACGTCGTACCACTAATCGGTTCGCCATCTTCGGAGTCGATGGTCCACGGCCCATCTCCGATACTTTCCAGCGCGGCTTTTGCGCGGGTTACCGGGTCGCTCATGCTTCCTCCCCTGTAGCCACAACCGCAGCCTCTCCGTGGTCGGGGCAGAACGGATCAAATGAGCCAGGTTCCGCGTGTCCGCCATAGGTGTAGATCGCGCCGCAAGTGCAGTCACCGCCGTAGCGGATGAAGCCTTCGGCGTTGATGTCGCCGCTCACTTGTCTTCCCCCTCAGCCAGAACAGCAGCAGCGAACAGCCAATGACGGGCCATCCGAACCCAGATGAATTGCGCCTCTTCGGGTAACCGCTCCCAACGCGAACCGTCACAGCCCGACCACTCGAAGCCCTCGTAGTAGGCGCGCGCAACCTTTGTGGCGTCTTCCCATGACACTCCGAGATCAGCCACGGTCTTCCCCCTCGGCTACAACCGCAGCAGCGAGAAGAGCGGCGGCCAGATTCCGTGCGCCGTCCGCCGTGGCGTAGCCCTGAGTGCGAACCTGGATATTTCCGCGCCCGTCGACCCAGGTGTCCCATTCGTCTTCTGGCGCGGTACTCGAAGACCATTCGTCCGGGCATTCGGCGTATGTCGCTTCGGGTAGTTGGATTACCGCCACACCCGGAAGAGACAGGAGAGCGTCAGCAAGGATCTCGCCCGGATCAACTCGACAATCCGACGAGCTACCAACGATCCGGTAATACGACCGGCCGAGGGCTTCTGCGAGTACTGCACGCAACTCGGGGTTGTTCATTCGTCGCCTTTCGGTTCTCGGTTTCTGTCTGTGAGCCGCCCGAAGTGGATGACCCGACCGGGCAGCGGCTTCCCCGGCAAAATCGTGTTCATGCAGGGTTTGCCTTTGGGGGCTTTGCAGATGTCACACGACCGCGCAGCCTGGGCGGCCTGGACACGAGGATCATCCGCAGACGACACAAACATCGTCATCGACGGGCCACCTTCGACGTCATATGCCAATAACCACACGGGCACTGATACACGCGGTTCGGCATCACCTTCCCTTTGCCTGATGTCCGCCAAAACAACCGCAGCTCAGCGCTCGCCTTCTCACGGGTCTTGAACCGCTTCTTGCCCGGGGTTGGGCAGGGCGGTTTCAAGTTGTCGATGTGGTCCCTGGTCCCGGATTCGAGCGCTCGTTTCTCGTTGAGGCAGGGGATCCCGCGGACCCATCCGCAGGAGCAGGTGACCATCCAGCGGCGCTTCCCTGACTCTGTGCGCATCTCGCGAGGCGTCAGCGTGTGGCTCACTGTTCGTCTCCTGGTGTCGATTCCTGGGGCTGTGCACCACGTGGAGCGACTTTCAGGGCATCCCGCGTGTCATCGGCGCTCACGACATCCGCCCGCGCGTCAAAGCGCCCGTAGCCGCCAACTCCGCGGCCCGCACACGAGCCTCATGAAACGACGACCGCTGCAACACGACATTCGTCCCCGCAACCACACAACGAGCACCCACACCCGCCTTGCACCACGAACACCGAACCGTCAACGCATTCACCTTCGGCCGCACAAACACCCGCGGCTCCGGTGTCGAATCCCCGTACCGGTCAGGCACGATCAATCGACTTCATCTCAGCGACCCGACCAACCGCCGCAGCCAGCCGGCGCTCCAACTCCGCATCACGGGCATCCTCACGAGCCTCACGTTCCGCCGGAGTCTCCCGCTCACACCGATCCCGCCGGATCGCACGTGCAGCATCAACAAGATCCTTCGGCAACGGACGAAACCCATTCCCGTGATCGGAGTACATCTTCGTCACCCCAGCCAGCACGTCGGCCTGGTTGAACTTCCACAGTTCGATCTGCTCAGCCCACGCCTCCACGGTGGCGCGGTTCGGCTGAGGAAACCACGGGTCGTATGCGGCGCACTTCGCGAGTGCCTGAGTGGCGATCTGCCGGTAATTCACTGTCCAATGGCCTTTCGTTCGTCGTGGTCGTCGTTGCCGAGAGCCAGCCAGCCCATAACTTTCGCCTCACCGGGCGCCATACCGTTCGGGGAGTCATCCGATCCGGGAAGGGACTCGCTGAGCCAGCAGTCACCGTTGAGCCACGTGGTCGGCTGCTTCGTGAACTTCGGAACTCGGTTGGGGTCGTTGGCGTACCGGATAGCCCCGGCGATCAGCTGCTGCTTGCTCGCTCGCTTGCACGCCCGCTTCCACGCTTCAAGAGCGGACTTCTTCGCGTCCTTGCGTGGGTAGTGCTGCCACCACTCTTCGAAATCCCTGGGGTAGATGGATCTGAAGGTGTTGGGGAAGTCGTCTTCGGTGACTGCGAGTTCGAGGGCGGGAACGTCTGACCCGTCAGGGTCGGACAAGTCTTTTAATCCCTGTTCCTCTGTTCCCCTGTTCCTCTGTTCCCCTGATTGAATTTGGGGGCAATCTTCGGGAAGGTTTCGCGCAGTGTTCGCGAAGGTTTCGCGAATATCGGACGGTTCAATCTGGCCGACCGGATCGGTAACGCCCTGACCTGCACCAATGCTCTCGTCGACCGGTTCGCGGTAGTCCTTCGTGCCGTCCGGACGCTGATACCTGCCCTTGTTCGGTTTGTCGATGTACTGCCACTTTTTCCAGTGCCTCACGTACACCAGCTCCTCCCCCGAGATGCTGTAGCGCACAATGAGACCAGCTTCGGACAGCCGGGATAAACTTCGCGAAACCTTCGCGCAGATTTCGGAAGACTTCGCGAGGTCGTGCGGGAAGGCGTCAGCGCAGAAGAGGACAACGTTGTCCTTGCCCACCCCGTTGTCGTCCACGTAGGACTCCAGGGCCTTCAACACGAGGCGTGTATCCCAATCGAGTTGAGCGATAGTGCGGCTGCGCCAGAACTCAGGTTTCGTTGACCTGATCCTCACGTGTCCTCCTCTTCGTCTTCTGTGCCTTCGAATCCTGGGCATAGGCACTGCGTGTACCGGGTCATGTCATCCGCATCCACGCCCAGCCGGGTTCGGCATTGGGGTGTGTGGGTGGAGCGGGGATGATCACACAACAGGCACGTCACGCGGCCCCCCCGTCGAACAACGTCAAATCACAAGACGTGCACAACGCGCCCACCTTCTCAGTGGGCTTGCCCTCACCATGACCCCACCGGCAATACGGCTCCGGCACACCCGCATCCCTAGCCTCAGCTTCTAAGGCTTCGATCTCTTCGGCGACTTCGGGGAACCAGAACCGAATTTCCTCCAACTCGCCCGGCTTAGCGAACGAGCCGCACAAACATTCACCGGACATGTGAAGCTTCTCCGACACCTCATTGACTGGGACGTCCTGTTGCATGAGCCGGTAGGTGTTCATGTCGAGCTTCGTCCACATCGCTAGGGGCGAAGCCCAGATCAGCGAACCATCCACTTCCCACAGGGGAATGTTGGTGCGTCTTTGGGATTCGGCTCTGCGGCGGCCGGCGATGAACATCAACCGTTCCTTGCGGGGATTCGACACGAGTTCTCGACGCACCTGGTTTAAGGCGCGTTCCTTTAACCGTTGGAACTGGAGGTAGTGCATCGCCGGTCCCGGAAACCCTCGGGGGTGTCCGAGGCTGGGAACGTATTCGAGGACCAAGTCGCGGTAGGACTTCGGTGCGGACCGCTCCAGCAGCGGCAACCCCCACCGTTGGCAGGTGTCACGAACAAACTGGCGGGTCGCTTCAACCCCGATGGTGGTGTTGGCGTGGACTGCGTAGTCCACGCGGTCTTTCATCAGGTGGGCCAGGATGGTGGAGTCGTTTCCGCCTGAGTAGAGAACGCACCAGGCGGCGCGCATCCTACCTTCGGCTTGTTCCCACGCTTTATCAACGATCTGGTGGGCTTGCTCCACCAATCGTGTGACCCGGAGTTCTCGTTGCGGTTTGTCGGTGACGCGTTTCGCTGCGGCCCATGAACCGATACCTCCGGAGAACATCACGATGTGTTTCATGCGGTGACTTCTTCCTCGATGTGTGCTCTGTGATCAGCAAAGGCGTGGTGTCGGCGGATGAAGTGTTGGGCTTCGTCGGTGGTGGTGAATTCGGCGGTGACGGGGCGGCCTTGGGTGCGGGCGCATTCGCCGCAAGCAACGGTGATCATGGGACCTGCCAGTTGATGGTGTCTCCTTGCTGGAGAATCTGTTCCAGGTATTTGACGGCGGTGACGGTGGAGTTGAAGCATTTCGGTGGTTCGGTTCCACCGGTGACGATGTAATGGGGCCACGTCCCAGAAACCGTGTACATCACCTGAACAGCCCCTTCACGAGGAAGTACGCCAGCGACGGGGGTCCGGTGAATGCGAGGACGATGTAAGCGATCGCTTCGAGTTGTTCGGGTGTGAGGTTGCTCATCGTTCTCCCTGTGTGGGTTGTGGTTTCGGTGGTGCGGGTGGTCGTGGATGCCCCCACGCGGAACGGTGCGAACGGCGGCGGGCACGGAACCACAACATCGACTCGGCGGTCATGACGCGTCCTCTAGGTCGAACAGGCTGGGCATGTCGCGCTGCCGCTCTTCGGCTTGCAGATACTTGACAGCATCGAAGTAGTAGCCGGGATTCAGCTCGACACCACGGCCGCGCCGACCGAGTTTCAGAGCCCGCAACGGCACGGTGCCCAGCCCGCCGAACGGGTCGAACACCAACTCGCCAGGATTCGAGAAGCGAGTGATCAGCCGGTCAACGATGTCGAACTGCAGGGGGCACACGTGCATTTGGACGTTGCGGCGTTTCTGCTCCCCGTTCAAGGTGATCATCCGGTTCACGTCGTGCCACACGTGAGGTGACCACGATCCCGGGGCGATGGCCATGAACGTGGCAGGCAGGGCACCGCGACCTTCGAGTTGCTCACCGATGCGGACGTGTGACTGGTAGTCGTAGACGTCCTTCAGGCTGTGCTTGGTGAACAGTGCGGCCAGCTGGTCTGGTGGCAGCGCGGCGAGCTCGTCGGCTGTCAGTGTCCTGTTTCCGCTCGATCGCCAGAACGCGTGCGCGTCCACCTGCCAACGGGCACGGGTGTATTCGTCCTTGGATTTGGTGACGGGTGTGTCGGCGTATCCCTTCGACCTGTCTGTTTGCGGTTTGTGGAACAGCAGAACGTATTCCGGGGAGCCGACACCCATCTTGGTGGCGTCTTTGCACTGCTCGGACCAGCCCAGCCGGTACGTCTGGTTGTTTTCCCGCACCACATCGGTGACCACGGTGATCATGCCGAGGTAGTCGAAGCCGTGTTTGCGGCCGTGGAAGATCGCCTCGGCGTGGAACGGGGACACTGTGGGCACGCCGGCGCCGGTGACGTTTCCGAACAAGATGCGGTCCTTGACGTGGCAGGCGTAGATACGGCCCGGCGCGAGGATGCGCAGCAGCTGCGGTGTGAGGTAGTCCATCTGCGCCCAGAAATGCGCGTTGTCGTCGGTGTGGCCGAAGTCGTTGTAGCTCGGCGTGTACTCGTAGTGGTTGGAGAACGGAATGCTGGTGACAATCAGATCCACCGAATCGTCTGCCATTCTCTCGGTTTCGTGAACGCAGTCGTTGTTGACGAACACCCATCCCTCACCGGATGCTTCGATGCGCTCACATCCGATGGAGCGTTGCAGCGCTTCCGAAATTGCCTCGGGGTCAAGTCCGTACTCATGAATGATGTCGGTCATCGTTGATGTCAACTCTCGGTGTTGTGCCCATTTCTCGCGGATGACCCGCACCACTTCCCGCTCGGTCTCGGAGTGGATCAAATGGGCTGTGCAGGGATGGGTTTGGCCGAACCGCTGAATCCGGTGCAAGCTCTGGATTAGATCGTTGAACTTGTGCGTGATGCCCATGTACACACAGGTGTGGGCCTGCTGCAGGTTCATGCCCTGCCCGAGCATCACTGGTTTGCCGATCAGCGCGTAGGTGTCGCGGTTCTTCCAGTCGGCCAGGCGGCGCTCCACCTCGTCCGGGTCGAGTGACCCGTACACCGATGAAAAGCTCAACCCAGCATCCTCGAGGGCCTTCTCGATGGCGCGCTGCTCGTCGTTGAGGTCGCACCAGATCACAATCTGGCCCTCGCCGTGTTCGGCGTGGTCGGTGACGATCTCGACCAGCTTGGACAGCCTGGCATCCAGCGAGCGACGCTTCTCCGCGGCGGCCTGCGGTAGTCCCAGGTTGACGCCTCGTACGAGCTGGCCCTGGCCGTCGCGTTCGAAGTCGAACTCATCGGCCGGTGGGTCGACCTCATGCCACTGCACATCCAACGGCGGCAGGTCATAGCCGGTGGCGTCATAACCCAGGTCAGCTGGGGATTGCACGAACGCGGCCCAGGTATTGAGCCAAAGCCAGAATTCGCGCTCTTTATGTGGGTAGAGGGTTAGGTTATTCGCCTTGGTGCTGTCCCGCTGGAACCACCTAGTGAGAGCCGCGCCGGTGTCCATCACCCCGAGATAACCCGCGTAGTGAATCAGCTCCTTGTACCGGTTCGGTGACGGCGTGGCCGTCGCGACGTACCGGTAGGGAACCGCGTCGAACAGCTCTAGGAACGACTGGTAGGTCTTGGACCCGAAAGACCGCAACACGCTGGCCTCATCGAGTGAGACGGCCGTGAACAGTGTCGGGTCCAACTTTCCGTCGCGGACACTCTCATAGTTGGTGAGATAGATTCCGTCACCACCGACTTCGTCTGTACGGCGAACGAACCGGGTTTCGATGCCTAGCATTTGGGCGTCGTGGGCGAACTCGATCCGCACCCCCAGCGGCATCACGATCAGACCTTTACCACCGCCATGCTTGGCTAGCGACAATCGCACGATCTCCAGCTGCATCACGGTCTTGCCCAATCCGAACGCCGCGAAGATCGCCCGCCGCCCCCCGGCGACCGCCCAGCGCACCAGGTCACGCTGGTGTGGCAGCAGCATCGGGTGAACGTCATCGGGGCCGACTTGATGCCCATAGGTGTTGTCGAACCGAGCCTTGGCGGCCACAAACTCGGTATATGACACGTGGCCGGTCACTTCGCAGCCTCCACAGGGTTAGGTATCCGGTAAGCGTTTCCGCCGTCGTCGAGCAGCACCCATTGGCCGCGGTACAGGACGGGAATCTCGATAGGTGATTGGGTTTGACGAACAAGCCAACCGTCGGCGAACGCTTGCGCCCGATAGGACTCCGCCCAACGATGACAAGCACCACAAGCCCACAGCCCGTTAGACGCTAGGTTGGTGTCGTCGCGGCGAGATCCGCCGAGACCACGGGGCCTGCGATGGTGTGCAGTAGCGTCTGAGGCGTACTCTCCGCAGCGTTCACAACGACCGTGAGCACGCTCCCAGATCAGTTCCTTGACTTCCGGGGGAAACCCCGTAAACCGGCGACTCATGCGGGGGCGCCGTTCTCCATGAGGTCGTCAATGAACTCCCGCAACTGCTGGGGTTTCGCGTTCCTCGCGGTCACCTTGTACTTGCCGTAGAACTGGGCAGCAACCGTCTTCTCATCAAGCGTCAGAGCAGCGCACGCATCCCCCAGCTCGTGGAGCAGAGCATTCCGTTCAGCCACCGCAGGATCGGGCGGTGCGGGGGCGTCTGGGTCTCCCTTGCACCACAAGTCGAGAGCAGCACCGAACCTCATGCCCGCGTTCCTGAGCGCGTCACCGATGGCTTCTTTGACGGCGTTGGGGCCTTTCTTGCCGCCGGCGTCGCCGTATCCGATGCGGGTGACACCGCAGATCGTGAGGCGGATCCACAGGCCGCCTTGTTCGTCCAAGAGGGGTAGGCCATTGTCCCCGACTGCGAACGGTTCCCATGTCCACAGCGGGTCCACGTCGAGGAAGCGGGCGGTGAGGTAACCATGGCCAACAAAGTCGAGGGTGATGCCGCCCTTCGGCAGCTTTCCGATCTGGTTGGCGGGGAATGGTTCGCGAAGCTTCGCGAGCCTGTCAACGTCCACGTCGCTCATTCGGTCACCTCCGCAGCAGCAGCGAGAAGAGCAGTGGCGTAGGCCGCCACGTTGTACGGGCGAATCGGGCTACTCACCGACACCGAGCAGATACGCGGTCCTGAAGGCCATTCCTCAATACGGATCCGGCCGTGCTCCACACCCAGCCGTTCATCAGCCTGCGGGACAGGCCAGTACTTATCGCCCCATTCCTCATCCACGATCGGTTCGGGGAGTTCTACGAGTGCGATGCGGTTCGCTTTCAACGCTTCCAGGAGCGATTGCACGATCAGCTCTGTGCCTTCATCGGTGATGGTGGGCTTGAAGAAGGCGTTCACCGCGTCGGTGAGCACGGTTTCGGCTCGGTTGCTCATGCTGTCCACCTGTCTGCCAACCGGTCCAACGAACCGATCACCGCATCAACCCGAGACAACGCCTTGGACACAACCTCCAAATTGAGTTCCAGCGCTTCACGATCCAGGAACGGCAGTGGCGGTCCCTCGTTCAACAGCTCGTGCAAAGCACACCTCGCGTCATCAAGCGCAGCCGCACCGGCTTTCGCGTCGTCCCTCGCGGTAATCACCCGTGTATCAACAACCATCAGTTTTCGTCCTTATCTCGATATTCAGTGCAGTGGCAGCGTTCATGCCCGGCGGGGCCGTGGTAGTTGGTGGCGTCACAACCCGTGTCCCACCTGCCGCGGAAGCGGTCGAATGCGTAGCGGTGGAAAGACCGGTTATGGCCGCACACGCACATCACGAAGCCTCCAACCAGCGGAACTTCTTGACCAGAGCTCTGAACTCGGCAGCCTGCTTCTTCGACCACCCGTAACCAGGGAAATACTTTTCGACCGTTGTCCGGCTCACACCCAACGTGCGGGCAACCTCGTTATAGGGTGCGCCGTCATCAAGCAAATATTGGGCGAAATCCTTCTGCTCCTGGCTCAACGGAACAAACTGATCCGGCGACGCCAGACGGGCATCACCAGCTGCCCGAACCCGAACCACCGTCCGAGCCGAACAACCCACCACTTCCCCAATATTCTTGGCGGAACACCCCTCACGAGTCATCAACAGAATCGTCTGCACCTGCTCTGGGGTGAGCCTGTTCCCGTTGCTCATGCCACCTGATCCTCACCATTCGCTTTGAGCAGAGGCCGCCGTTCCCGCTCCGACAACCCCCCGAACACCCCGTAGTTCTCGCGATTCGCCAACGCGAACTCCAAGCATTCGGCCCGCACCTCACACCGGGCACAAATTCTCTTCGCCGGCTTCGCGCTCTCCCCCTTACCGGGGAAAAACATGTCCCCCACATCGACTTGGGCGCACAGGGCTTTGTCTCGCCACGAGTGCCGGTCCTCGTTGATGATGACCAGGAGATGAGACAGGTCGGTCATGCAACGGACTCCAGTTCTGTGATCCACGCGAACGGGTCCTCAACATCTGGCACACCGGCAAGGGCAGCCATCAACAGTTGAGTGCGTTCGGTTTCCGGGAGGCTTGTCAGATAGGCCCACACGGGCAGGGAGTCACCGCTACGGATACGCCGAGATAACCAGATGACTGTTGCAGCGATACGGGATTCCCAATCCGTCTCCGACAGTGGGCATTCCTGAAACAGCCTGTCTGGGTGGGCTTCCATGTTGCCATCGGTCGTGACCCACGCGTCCTCCCCGCACACCGGGCAGGATTGCAACTTTGCTGCAGGCAGTTCAGCCCTGTCCCGTTCGATGGTGCGGACCGTGCAGTGCGCCCTTCGCGCCAACTCCACTTCGGGGAGTTTCGGGCGCCGCCGCACCAGCATTCGGCGCTCTTCGGTGTTAAGTCGCATGGGAGTTCCGTTCACGGCGCATTCCACAGCGAACCAATCGATGCTCACGCGCCCCACCTCTGCGCTCGGCGGCATTCATTCGAGCAGGTCTTCGCATACGTCCCCATAAACTCGCCGCCGCACTGCGTGCAGATCTTCAGGGACGGTTGTGACCGCAACGCATTCGCGGCGCGCTTCTTGCATTTCTGCGAGCAGAACCTTGCCCTGCGGGTGACCGGCTCGAACACCTCACCGCACTGCAAGCATTCCTTCTCGGTGAACCGTGCCGGTTTCACCGGGGGCAACTCACCACGCTTGATGCGGGCACGTTCCTTCTCTGAGAAGCCGCCCCACACGCCGGCCTCGTTGTGTTGCAACGCGAATTTGAGGCATGGCGCTTGGACGGGGCAGGTCCAGCAGATGCGGCGGGCGGCGTCGTTGGTGTAGTGGCCGGATTCGTTGAGGAACCAAATGTCGCCGTCTTTGTGGGTGCAGAGCGCGCGGGAACGCCAGTCGCTGGTGTGAACTTCAGCCAACCGGATGAACGGGGAATTCGGCATCACACCCACCCCGTGCCGCTCAAATGTTCAGGGCAGAACGATGCGGTTGCGGCACCCACGAAATAGCCTGCGTCGTAAAGGTTCAGGTTGGAGTTGTCGTACACGAAGACTGAGGCTTCGTACATGGTGGAGCCGGTGTCGAGGACGTCGCATACGGCTTTGCCGGCGTTGATGACGGCGGGTTTGGAGCTGTAGGTGATGCCTTCGGAGTCGAGTGCCATTATGAAGGCGTCGGATGTGATGTCTGCTTTCGCTGCGGGTGCGGCCAAACCGGGGCCGATGATGCCTGCGGCGATCAACAGCGGCATCGTCCACCAGTAGCGCCAGGACTTCTCGTTGCGCCTCATGCTGCTTCTCCCCCCTCGGTGAGGTAGTCGCGCAGCAGCCCGACAACGGCGTCGCCGTTCATCTGCTCCCACACCGTGGGCTCGTTCTCCCAGTGCACCGGGGGCAGGAACGGGCGGAACCACGACACACTCTCGGCGTGGATCAACACCAGCTCCGCCAGGTCCTCCAGTTCCTTCAATAGGTCCAAGTCAGCCATGGGGGCGTTGCGGGTGACGGGCAGGTCGGCCCAGGTTGTTTGGTGGTTGTCCCACCATGAGGGTTTAGGATCTCGATCTAGCATCGGAAGTGCCTTTCTTGGTTGTGTGTTTCCGGTGTTAGGGCCGTCGCCTCCTGGCGTGGGGGTGACGGCCCGCCTGTCTATCTCGGGGTGATGCGGAACGCTGAGACCAGGGAATCCGTGACCTGGGTAGCGATGCCATCGACAAGGTCCAGGACAAGCGGTCCGATCTCGCCCTCTTCGCCATCCAGGAAGATCGCCCGGATGTGCGCGGTGAGGTCTGCGCGTGACACTTCGGTGTGCTGTCGGATCGCGGCGAGTTCTTCCGCGGTCGCCGTGTCCAGGAACTCCCCCAACTCCATGAACTCGTCATCATCGAGGAATTCGCGGGCGAAGCTGAGGCAGTACTGCTTGGTGGAGTCGATGGCGTCGTGTATCCACTTTGGCGAGTTCGGCCCTACCTGCTTGTGCAGTTCGTCCCAGCCGTTGGAGGGTCCCGGCGCGGGGGGCGGGGGAACCATGCCCGCGCCGGGACCAATGTCACCCACGGGAGTGGATGACGGGTCTGCCGAAACCCGATGCCCGACAGACGGTTCGTGGACTTCTTCCTCAGCCTCCACAGCCACAAGAGAATCCGCATAGTCCAAACCGAAATCACGGCCCAGAGCATTCGACATGGCCTGCCGCTCCAACCTCGCCAACCACGGATCCACCACAGCACCCACCAAGGCGAGCCCGTCATGAATCACGTTGTTAAACCGCGCGTTCAAACGCTCAACAAGATTCACGCTGTCTCCCCTAGCTCTTGTAGCCGGCACCGCAGGCGGGCGTTTTCTTCACGCAACGCCTCCAACTCCGCAGCCTCACGCATCTGCCTCGCGTCGAACTCCGCCAACGCTTTCCACAACCCAGACGGGCGAGTAACTTCACCCGACAGTTGACACACACTCCGATGCTTAGGAGCAGACGTACTCACGCGGACCTCGGCTCATAACTACGCGACTTCATCCACTCATCAACCTCATTCAGGTCAACACGCGCCTCCCGACCGTTACCGATCGGATAAGCCTTCAACCCATCGTTTTTGACCGCTTCCCGTATCAGCACGTCTGATTTCAAGCGGAGGTATGACGCGGCCTCTTTGAACGTGGCCCATCTGGGAGTGCTCATTTCGCATCCTTCGGTTTCGACTGGAACAAAGGCTTCTTCGGCTTCGGGAAATGCTGAATCGGAGGCCTCGGGCGTGAATGAAACGTCATCGCGTCTCCCTCATCGCGTTGCGGATGATGGTCAGCTGGTCGATCAGATCCGTGAGTTCGTCGGCGTCCAGGAGAACGTCACCCTCGCGGTATCCATCACCGACGTGCAAGTAGGCCAATTCGGATCCGTTGTTTTCCCCGAGTCCAACGGTCACACCACCATGGCCTCTCTTGAGGATCTGGCTGGGCTCTGCATAGAAAGAGAAGCTCATGACACGGCCGCCAACGCGAGCTGACCGGTACCACCGAGACGCTTATGCAACTCCGCCAAACCCTTCGGCGTGATCCGCACCGTGGGCTCACCATTCACCCACTCACCACGAGACTCATGCCAAAACGGCTTCGCCACCTTCTCCGCGAGACGACCCGTCTCCAACTGATCGCGGTACGCCTTCCAACGGCCCTGCCGCTTGAAAACCCAACCGATGCTCGACATGTACTGGAACAGAGCGCGTTCCTTGATATTCACCGCCGGGTCGCGGGACAGCACCTTCGACGCATCCGACACCGAGTAGTCACCCGATGCCTCGGCCAACTCATTCCACGCCGACGCAGGAACTGACAACTCCAACGCCTTCGCCTCAGCCAGCTCGGCGCGGGTCTCCGCCTCAACCACCCACTGGGCAAGAGTCTTGCGGTCAGGAAGCGCAATATTCGTATCGACAGCGGAATACCCGCCGGTCTTGCGGATCGACGGCAACACCTCATGCGTCATCCACCGCTTGAACGGCTTCACCTTCGGCGACCGGCTGATCATGAGCAGTGACCACACACCTGCCTCGGTGACCGCGACCATGCGTTGCGGTCCGCCAGGGGTGTCCACGAACAGGTACACCCTTTCGTCGTCGTCCAGTTGGACGATCGCGTCGCGGTACTTCGAAATCCCCGCGGCCTCGCACACGTCCTTGGCAACCCAGTAGGGCTGATCGGTGAACACGTGCCGCACGTTGTGGCCCTCGAACGCGTTCGATGTGGGGACGAGTCCTGGTTGTCCGGTGGTTTTGTCGAACACGGTCTGCTGCACCTCGGGTGTGTGGTGGGTCAGATGCCAGTGCTCACCGCTCGGGCACTGGTAGGCGTAGAGGCGTTCCTTGCGGTTGCCGTGGCCGGCGTACTTCTGTCGCTGCCACCGGTTCGCTTCGGCTTGAGAGCGGTACTGCTTCTTGCCGGGAGTGGGGCAGACGCCCCGGTTGATACGCTGTAGTTCAGACATTCGAGCTTCTTCCTCGTTGTCTCTGCCCTCACCTGCTGCACACAGGTGGGGGCTTTTTTATGCGGCGGGGTTTTTCTGCTCTGCTGGCCGCTCCAATACGGAGACGGGAACCTTGAGCGCGACGGCGAGTTTCTTGGTGACGGTGGCGTTCGGCCACCGGTCACCGTTCTCAAGCTGGGAGAGGTAAGGGGCGGAGACTCCGCTTTCGCGGGACAGTTCGGCGGATGACCAACCTGTGCGCTCACGGATGACCCGGAGTTCCTGCCACACCCCGTAGGACTGTTTGACCATGCCGCCAACTGTACTGCGAACAAGTGCAAACCGCAAGAGTTCGCGCGCAGTTCGCGCCAACAATGCTGTGACCTGCAATGTTCGAAAACTACAAGCGCGTAACTGCAAAGAATTGGGGTTGTGCAAGCAGTGGACTTTGCACCTGTTTGCACGCGAACATGTAGGCGTGAACGAGAACAAGGAACACCGCGAAGACTGGCCATTCGGGCCAGAGCTCAAGCGGCACAGAGAGCGCGTCGGGCTATCTCAGCGCGAAGCCTCACGGCGCACAACGCCACCAGGCAGCGACAAGCCCGCCGTCAGCGCAGGACGGTGGAAGCAACTGGAAACGGGGTGGCAGATCAACAAAGGGACACTGATCCCAATCGGAACGACCGCATCCACCGTGGCCGCCGCTGCCCGAGCTGTCCAATGGGATGTCAACGAAGCTCTGGCGATAGCCGGATTTCAACAGTCAGATATTCCACCGCCGCTACCCGAGCCGGCGATAGTCCGCTACTCAGACGACGAACTTCTCGCCGAAGTCCGGCGACGACTAAAGGAGGCAAGAGATGTCATGGAAACTGCGCAGACGACGCGAACACCGCGCGAAGCGCGTCAAGACCAGGAGGGCGACCTAGACGCCGCGACCAGTGACACGACGCATCCGCGCCAACCTCGGGCCGGCGAAACAGTTGGGGCGGAGATTCGTGATCGCGTCGCCAGGAGCGTCCGGGCACGTCAACGCCGCAAGGACTAGACGTGCCCGGCGCAACGTCCATGTTGTTGGCGGACACTCGTCCATCGCGTTCAAAATCCGCACCAGCAGAGTGTCGAGTTCGTCATCAAACATGTGCTGCACCTACCGAAATCACCATCACCGGTCACCCCTCGCAACCGGATGCGTAGACGCTAACGGATCATTGCCAAAATCGACACAGGAAGCCCAAACATGAGAATGTCACGATCAGATAACGCCAGTGCGCGAAAGTTAGCCACCAACACAGAAAGACCTACTACCAGATGACCACCAATGATCGCGCAGTGTCACCAGGGAAGGTGATGGTCACCGCGCTCGCTGTGCTCGCCGTCGTAGGCATCGTCTCCGCACGCAACAACGACGACGACGACAGAAGCGCATCACAAACCGCCACATCCACCACCACCACTACACGGCCCAACCCGTACCGCACCATCCCCGGCGACGGCACCCACAACATGGGCGGCGCAGACGGATACGACTGGGGCACCTACACCGCCACCATCCCACCCAGCTCCCCCGGCTGCACGTGGGCGGTCGTCAGCATCGCCGACTACCGCGGCGGCGAAACACTCCGCGAAGGCGAAGCACCATCCGGCACCGTCCGCGCGAACATCCAACCCGATGGTGTCGCGTCGTGGACCGGCACAATCAACGGGGATCATCGGATCGTGTTCCGCACGAGCGGCTGCGGAACTTGGACCATGACGGATTGACTCCCCGCCAGAACGCAAAAAAAGCGCCCTGCCGGGGATGGTGAATCCCTCGGCAGGGCGCATTTACAGTCGGTCGCCTTATTTTGTTTCTAACGCAAACGTTGATGGGAGCAGTTCGGACAGCCCCTGCATGGCCTCTAGATGCCTCGCCCGGTCCGCATGCGCATAGATCCGCTGCGCATCCACACTCGCATGACCCAAGATCTCCATACGCGTTTGCTCATCCACACCCGCTGCGCGCAGCAATGTCGACGTGGTGTGCCGCGAGTTGTGCGGCGGCAACGACTCGGTTGGACCGATCACCCCAGCAGCGCGGAACACGCCACGCCACACGTCGTAGTCCGAACGGGGATCGATCGGCTTCCCCTCCTTGTGCCACACCAAGTCGTGCGGATTGTCGGTGCGGAGTTTCTGCATCGCCACATACAACGGCGGCAACAACGGCACCTCACGCCAACCAGCGTCCGTCTTCGGCCGGGTGAACAACAACGACCCCTCACATTCCTGGTACTCGAAATGCGCCGGCAGGTCCCACCGGGACTGCGGGCATGCCCATGCCCGTGTCTTCCCGCAAGGCCAGTACGGGGGTTTTTTGGGCATACGGTCGGGCCGGGACAGCGGTGACGGTTCGGGTAGAGGATCCCCACAGCCGTGGACGCGGGTTTCCGATTGCAACTGCCAAGCGATGGTGATCCATCCCTGAGCGGGGTTGTCGACGTAGGGCCAGCGCAGGCCGAGGAGTTCCCCACGGCGGGCGCCCGTCAGGAAACCGGCGGCGATCCGCACCGCATCTGGTTCGTCGCACACCTGGAACGCGGTGTGGATGATGTGCTGCGCCACGTCCGCCGGGAAGCCGTTGCGTTTCTTCTTCCGGTACTCGGGCTTGTCGACCAATGCGGCCACATTCCTGGTCGCCACACCCTCCGCTACCGCATCGTCCAAGGCTTTCTGGACGATGACATGGACCAGCTCGGCGGTGCGGGAGGCCCCGATCTCGGAGTGCAGGTCCCGCACATGCTGCGGGGTGAGTTTGTCGATGCGTTTCGCGCCGAGGATCGGGTTGATGTGGTTGTGGATGGCGGCCCGGTAGTCGTTGAGGACGCCGGGGCGGACTTTACGTTTGGCGTGGATGTTGTCGATCCAGTGCAGCATCCACTTCTCCACAGTTGTGGATGAGGTGGTGGCGATGCGGCCCTCTTCGACGTCGCGGCGGAGTTGTTTGAGTTTGGCCATGGCGGTGTTGCGGTCCACGGATGACACCCATTTGTAGCGGCGGTTGCCGTTGCGGTCGGGGGGTAGTTCTACTCGCCCCATCCATTTGCCGTCGGCGCGTTGGAAGAACGCTCCGTCTCCGCGAGTTCTGCGTTTCTTAGTTGCCATCGTTATCCCTCCCAGGGGGTCACCCTACGGTTCACCCTACGGTGCTACGCAGCATTACGCAGAACTGCGCAGTATCGGGTGTCTACCTGCGGGTTTGACAACGTTTCTCCTGGTATGCAGCCTATCAACCGCTGACTCTTAATCAGCGGGTCGGGGGTTCGAAACCCTCACGGCGCACAGGTCAGAGGCCATAAGCCTCAGAGGGGATCACCCTAAAGGTAACCCTAGAGGGGTTTTCACTGGTCCTACATGTCGTCGCGCCGTCGTACTCTCTTTTCATAGGGGAGCATGAGGATCCGACTGAGCTTGCTGTTGCCTTCGATTGAGCGGTTGAAGCATCTGGAGCGTCGGCGTGACAGCGATCACGGTTCCCAACGATGGCTGAAAGAAGGCTGACATGACTGCAGCTACTGACCGCTACGAAGCTGAACGCGACCCGGATCACTCCACCATCGGTGACTCACTCACTCAGTACTCGATCGCGGGTGAGGCATTCACGGCTGGTGCGCAGTATGCGTTGGATCGCATCGTGGCGACCATCGACCGGGTTCTCATGGACCCGAACACATCCGAGTATCTGACCGACCGTGCCGCGGACATCCTCCGTGGTATTCACGCGGGAGAGCTGTCCTGATGTGTGGTGGTTGTGAGGTTAATTCGGATGACACCGTTTACGGCATGTGCACCGCTTGCGGCTCCATCGAGGTCGCGTTGACGCAGCCCACTGGCAGTCGGAACCTGAGCCACATAGGCGAATCAACCACCTACCCGACCGGCCACGGATGCGAGATGTGCAACTGATGAACACCGATGATCGTTGCGGCCGGTGCGGTCAACCGTTCAAAGACGGGGAGACAGTGATCGACACACTTCCCCCAGTGCACCACACATGCCAAAACCTGGATGCCTCCGAACGATATAGCCATGCTGAGTGAGGCGCCTCCTGAAGCCTGATGCTTCACGAGGCGTTGATTAAGCCAGGACGTGAACCAGCAGCGCGACGATCATCCCCCGCGACGACCGCCAGCCACACCGACCGCCACAACTCCAACTGCGGATCACTCATCATCCGATTCGTCCCAGTAACGATTCACCAGGCCCTCCGTCAGATAGTCGGGCTGGCCTACCGGTGTGATGATCGTCGTCGCACCCAAGTCCATCCGGTCACCGGTGATGCGTTCCAGCCCGACAACCGCCACATAGTGGGCAACCTGCCAGCCGTCGCCCTGCGCATCCAAACTCTCTTGGATCGCAGCCCGGACAGGATCGGCCGGCCTCACAGTCGCACCCACGTTTTGAGCGCGTCCCACAGGAATCCCACCGTCACACTGTGGTCCAGAAACGTGCACACTCGAACGTTCACGTCAAACCCCTCTCACAGCGCTCATGCGTTCCGGCTCGATGGACAGTCGTGAATGCGCCCCGCAGTTGGTGCAGCGGCGCATCGTGTACGTCAACACATTCGCCACGTACCGCCGCGGGATCACCACAGTTTCACCACCGCACCGGTTACACACCATCAGCTTGTCCTCGCCGTCAACGAACAGTGCGGGATGGTTTTTGATGTGCGGACGCAGGAAGTCGTACAACCCCTGCGTGGCTACCACATCGCCAGCGCAGTACGACACCAAGCGTTCCCGATCCTCAACGCTCTTCCCTGTCACGGCACGTTCCATCGCGCCCCGGTCGTAGCGGTCAGTTTTGGCGGGCAGGCCAACGATCTGACAGAACGCGTCCAAACCTTTGAATGGGGCACCGGATTTGAACTCGCGGCGTAACACCTTCAACGTGTCAACGGTTTTGAACGGAGGCAGCGGAGGTAACCCGGCCTCCAAATGCAGATCACCCTTCAGCCACGGCACGTCAGCTTCGTCGATGTAGTGCCCGACAACGATATCCGCTTGGGATAGCAGGTTGTGGACGCGCCGCAGGAACCGTTTGCGTCCACCTTTGTCCCATTCGGCGAGCTGGATAACCTCGGGCTGGTCATACCACTTGGCGCACACAATCGTGGTGCGCGGCATGCGGGTCACCGTCTCGTACTGCACGTACCGGTTCTTCAGGTCTCCCCTGCCCCACCAGTATTGTTCGGTGATTCCGGGGAGCCGTTCAACGTCGAGGATCAGGATTTTGTTGCGCACACCTTCGGCGATGCGCACCTGGCGAAGGTCGCTAGTCAGCGACATGATGGTTCCTCGCGTGGTGCCGCCACGCTTGCGCGTTCATGTCTGGCATACCGTGTTTGACGAGGACCCGCAACACATCGGTGAACCTGACGTCGCCGCGTTTCGCGGACTCCACCGACGCATTTATCTCTGCGCGTTCCTGTTTCGACCGGGCACCAACCCAATCACATGCGGGGCAGGTGCGGGGCTCCAAACCTGCAAGATCGGCCAATAGTGACATTCGGTGTTCCCTTTCCTGGTGTTTCACCGGTCGCGTCGCTTGTCGCCTTCGATGCGTTCGAGGCGTTCGGTTCGCAGTTCCTCCCTCAACCCTCCGATGTCCCGTTGAATCTGTTTGAATCCGTCCCGCACCAGATCGCGTATCTCGTCGAGGTCGTCGCGCATGTTGGTGTCATGGGTGTTGACGGTCTGCTCGTGAATCTCATAGGTTTTCGCGTCGATCCGTCTGGCACGTTCCCGGCCCTTGCGTTGCCCTCGAACAGTGAGGACACCGACAATTCCCGTTCCGATAGCTGCGATCGTGGAAGGTAAACCGATGATGAGCAGTCCTATCAGGTCGATACCGTCGTCTGGCTGGTACGCGGCGTCCACCGCTTCGCGCACCGATTCCCAGATCATGCGGCAGTGACCGCTCTAGTCGCCGAAGCCGTTCCGGGGTTGCCGCGGCGTTCCGCGCCGATAGACATCAGCAGTGACACCACTGCGGCGCCGCCGGACACTGACAGCACTGACACCCAATCGGTGGCGAGTAGGTCAACCGCGCCCGCGCCGAGTGTGGCGATCGCGGTTTGGGCGAACGTGCGGGCCGCGCGTTCGGCGGCGTCGATCCAAAACGAACGTGTCAACATGGCTTGCATTTCCCCTCTGATGGTTGGGTTGTCGGACAGCGCGGGGTCAGGTCGCGACGCCGCGCATCCACTCCACGTCGCCCGGTGTGGCGAACGTCGAGTAGTGCGGATTGGGGTTGGCGGCGAGGAACATGACGGCGTCGAAGATCGCCTTGACGATGCCGAAGCCCTCACCGACCGGGTTTCCGAACAGTGTGAGCACCCGCGAGAACAACGCGGTCGGGCCGCCGATCCACGAGTTCTCCGTGATGATCCGGGCGATCGCGGTCTGGTTCTTCCCGGCCGCGTCGTCGCCGACCTCGGCGAACATGTCTTCGTCGTTGGCGTTCTCGGCCCACCGGTCGGCGATACCCAGGGCGCGCGCGTCGAACAGCCGGTCCATGATGCCGTGGGTGCCCGGGTCGGGCGGCGACTGCGCCCACGAGCAGATCGCATCCTTCGCGCGGCGCGGGTTGCCGAACGCCAGGCCGCGGCGGAAGTCGGCCAGCCGGTAGTGCAGCGGCGCGTTCACGGGGATGACGTGCCGAGTCATGAAGTCGCAGAAGTCCTTGGCGCCGCGGCTGAACCCGATGCCGCCCCACGGCGTGCCCGGTGGGAACGGCCACATGATCTTGGGGCCGTTCGGGTTGTTCGGATCCACCGGTGGGCCCTCGATCTCGTGGCGCGACAACTGCCGTACCCACGCGTCGATGCCGCTCTTGTCGAACGGCAGCGCCGCGGTGTTCCAATCGCCGATCGGCTTCCAGTGGCACACGCCCTGCTGTTCGAGCTGGCTGGCGGTCGACGCACACGGCCCGAAGAACATGTTCGACTGGTGGCCCTCTTGCGTGAAGATGATCGGCAGCACCGGCGCCGGCCGCTTCAGCAGGCCGACGTCGTACTTGAACTCGAGGTTGACCACACCGGCGATGTAGTGCGGGGCGCCCGGCTTGCCCTCGATGGTGTAGATGCCCTGGATGCGTTTCACTTCGGCGGTGAGCGCGGGAGTGAACACGTCGCTGTCGTCGAGGGTGTTGCGCGCGGGGGTGAACTTTTTCTTGAGAAGTTGTTTCACCCTTCCCACCTCGGGCGATATATCACCTTCGCCCAAGCCCACATATGCATTCGCTATACGCACGATGCGCCAGCCCTTCGCTTCTTGAAGTTTCGGTGGTTCTGCGCACGACACGTCTTGCAGTGCCGCGTCACTTTGCCGTTTCTTTTGTTGACGTAGAAGTAGTCGTACTCATGTCCGAGTGGGCATTTCGTTCTCTCGCGCTTCGGAATCCAGCCGCGTGCACGCTTTTCGTCGCATGCAGTCTGGTAGTAACGATCGTTATATTGCTTCTGGCACGTGCGACAGACCCGTGCGCCTCTTGGACTAATCAGCGTGTTGGGCTCATTGAATACGTGGCCTTTCGGACACCTGTCGCGCTTCGCATAGTGGTGCCGCCCGTGCCGGACAACGTCAAGCATGTTCTCTGTGTGCGAATCCCAGCGCAGGTTTTCAAGGCGGTTGTCCGTATTAATCCCGTTGTTATGGCACCCAGACAGGTTGCCAGGTCGTGGACCGACGAACGCCTCCAGTACAAGTCGGTGCACTTTGAACATCCGCGGCTTGTCCCCGACCCTGGAAAGACTCGCCCGGAGGTATCCGCGCCCGTCTGGATGCTGATGCAGCAGACGCCCCCGGTAGGTGCGCGGACCCGACTTAGTGACCACGCAGCGGTCAACCGATCGAACCCGGCCGAGGTCGCTGACTTCATACATGCCCTCGTAGCCGACTACCGGGCGCCATTGCTCTTGGGTAGCATCCACTGCTAGCCCCTCTCTGCTTAGTCCAGTGATGGGGTTAGGGGCTGGGATGCGTTGGCGCGCCACCCGGCCCCGTCACGTCGATTCTATTTGTCGCAGGCGACATTTCGGATTTCGGCTACCGCGTCCACGAGGGTTTTGTCGCCGAGCTGCGGCCAGCCAGTGAGGTTGTATCCGCGCAGCTGCCGCAGAATCTCGACGAGAATTTCGCGGTCACTCCAGTCGTCCGGGAAGCGTTTCACCTTCGGCGGTTCAGGCTCGGTCTTGCCACCGTTGGCCCAGTGGTTGACCCGTTCGGTGAAGTAGTCCCACGGGAAGTTGGCACCAACATCGGTGTGGGTGCCCCACTTGAACACGTCGGTCACCCACCGGTGATCCGAGATGCCCGGGCGGCCGTTCGTGTACGGCGGTGGAACCACGAGTGGCTCGAAGCCGTACTTCTTCGCGTCCTGCACCGCCAGATATGCGGCGACGTCGATCGCGTTGGACTGCTTCATCCACTGATCCCGCATCCAGGATGCTCGCGACCCCGCGAAGCACAGGTTGATGCTGATGCTGTTGGCGTTGCCCACAGACCAGGCGGCGCGGTCGGTGTCGACGCAATCGACAACGGTCACACCACCATCGGATGCTTGCGAGATGGTGTAGTGGTAGGAGACGCCGTTGGCGTTCTGGAACCACTTGGCGAGGTTCTCGGCGGCAGCGTCCCCACCACCACCTTCCTGGGTGTGGATCAGGAACATAGTGGGCTTGCCGCTGCGGGCACTGTTGTTGGCCGACCAGATCGGAAACTCGTTATAGGCGGGCCGGTTTTCGGTCACAGGTTCCTCCGGTGTGGTTTCGTTGAGGGCACGTCGCAGCACCGACCAGGCTTCGTCCCACTTCTCGGCGTAGCGGTCAGGGAATGCGGATTGCTGGACTCGTTGCGCGAACTCGCCGGCCAACCTGGGGTTGTTGGCGGCGCGCCTGTAGTCGTCGGAGAGTCGTTCGAGGAACGTGTTGGCTGCTTGTGGCAGGGTCATCATGTTTTCGGGTGTGCCCCACCAGGGTTCGCCGTTGGGTCCGGGTTGCTGCTGGAAGTAGCCCGATGAGCGGTTGTCGTCACTGCGGGAGTCGTGGGGGTAGTTCTTCGTGGCGGGCACGCGGTCGTTGGCGGGGCACCACCACTTGCGGTTATCGCCGGTGCCGGTGCCGACCTCGGTGGAGATGGTCATCAGGGCAATGACGGTGGCGAGTTCATCGAGGCCACGGGCTAGGGAGACGGCGTGGACTTCGCGGGCGACTTGTTCGCGGGTGCGTAGCGGGCCTTCGGGTCGGAACCAGGTGAAGCTCATGCCGCCCTCTCGATCGGTAGGGGTTCGCCGCCGTCGCCGTCCGGACCGCCGCCTGTGATTGACGTCGGCGTGACGTGGACCTGGATGTAGGACGAGCCGTCCTGGTTGTGCACTGTGAACCCGACGCGCAGTTCGAGTTCGATCTCCATGCCGCGGTAGGTGACCTTCATGGCTTGCCGCCCAGCAGGAACGGGAATCTCGGCAGCCGGCCGATGATGTTGATGACCTGTTCTGGAAGGTTGGTCAGGTCGGGGAGTTTCGCGACGATCTGATCATCCAAATCGGACAGATCGGGCAGGTTTTCGGTGATCCTGTCGGCGATGCGGTCGGCGATCCTGTCGGCGAGTGGTCCGAGCAGTTTGAGCAGGATGATTCCGAGACGGTCCATGTCGGGGGTCCTTTCATGCAGAAACCCCGCGCACCTCGTGGTGGCGGGGTTTCTGTGGGGGTGTTCAGATGTAGAAGAGGGTGTCGCGTTCGATGAAGAAGTCGATCGCTGGATGTCCTGTGGCGAACATCCACGAGATGAGTCCGGTGAGGGCGACACCGCCGAGGAGTCCGGTTCCGATCGCCCCTCGTTTGGTCATGACAGTCTCCTGACCGTGACGCGGGAGGTGTCGATGAGGTGTTTGCGGCCTTGGTCGTCAGAGACGGTGAGGACGGTTCCTGCGGTGAAGAGGATGGTGGCGTTCCAGCCGGCGGGTCCGTGGCTGGCGATGTGGATCTTGTTCATGGCCGGTCACCAGGGATCCGTGGTGGTTTTGGCGTAGCGTCCACCGCCGCAGTGCCGCTTGCACTTGTACAGCTTGTGTGGCTTGCCGTCTTTCATGACGGTCTTCGGGGTGCCGTCCGCGTTCTTCACCATCTGCCAGTCAGCCCCCGCCCCACCGGAGCCGGTGGCGCAGGCGTGTTTGTAGATCATGCCGTGGCCGGTGCCGTGGTTGTCGCAGTGTTTGGGTTGGGCGTCTGCGACGGCGGGTGTGAGGAGTGCGAGGGTGAGGGCGGCTGTGATGGTTGCGATGGTGTTGCGTAGCATTGGTGGGCCTCCTGTTGGGGGTGGGCCGTCCGGCGGGGTTGGTTTCTCAGGCCTTTCGCCCCGCTGGGCGGTGTCTCAAGTTGATGGGACCACTGTATAGCCGCTACACACTGTCTGTCAACTGCGTATAACGTGCTACTATTTCCCGTATGACCCTCGCTGATCGACTAGCACAGAACCGTGTCAAGCGGCAGAAGGTTGCAGCCGAGATGAGCGAGCTGACCAGTGAAATGTTCGACCTCGTGAAGGCCGCGTACGCGGACGGTATGCCCGCCCCGGAGATCGCCAGACAAGCAGGCATCACCAGAGGGCGGGTGTATCAAATCATTCGCGGCGAGTAGGGGTTATTCCCACTCGATCAGGACGTAGCCGTCACCGCCGCTGCCTGCGTTTGATCCGCCCGTGTTTATGGCTCCGCTGGTCCCCCCGCCGCCGTTCCCCGCGGGGCCGGAGCTGGTTCCGTTGCTGCCGCTGCTGATGCTGTTGTCGTTGGACAGGAGGCCTCCAGCACCCCGACCGCCAGCGCCTGAACCGTCCGTCCGGCTTTGCCCGCTAGTTGGGTTACTACCGCCGTTGCCGCCTTTGCCACCTGTATAGCCTGTTGCGGATATGCCGGAGATGCTGGTTGTACCGCCGGCCCCGCCGCTTCCGCTGGACGACGAGCTAGTGCCCCTCGCGCCTGCTGCCCCTCCGCTAGCCGTCAGGGAAACGCTGCCGGACGAGAACACAGTCGAGCCGCCGGCGGCGCCGTCATTGCCGTTGGACGATCCCGCCGCCCGCGCTCCACCGGCGCCACCGAGGCCCCGGACGAGGGTATACGTCGAGCCGAGCGACGCACGTGGAATCCAGACGCGGCCGATGTAGCCACCGCCGCCCCCGCCGCCGCCGCCGTAGCGGTAGCCGGAGTTGGATCTGCGGCCGGAGCCGCCGCCGCCGCCCGCACCGCCAAGGGTGACCCAGCAACCGGATGCGCCCTCGGGTACCGGCTCGTCGATCAGGTCCTCGTAGCCGGGGTCTTCGCTGGAGATGCTGAACGGGGTGAACGTGGGCCACAGCTTCTGAAAACCGGTCCCGTTCCACGTGTACAGCTCCGGATTGACGAACGCTGTCCCGTTCCACACCTTGAACGCGGTGGGGTCAACGAACGCCGTGCCGTTCCAAACTTTCACGGCACCACCACGTACAGCACACCCGCCGTGCCGGTACCTGGAAGGGTGGTGCCCATCCACATCCCGGACGCGCTGCCGGATTTCTGCACCGACGAATCCGCTTTACCCAGTGAGGTTTGCACATCCGAAGCCAGCTTCGATTTCGCAATCGCCGCGCCGGTATTGATCTTCGCGTTGGTGATCGCACCGTCCTGAATCTTCGCCAGGGTCACCGAGTTGTCCAAGGGTGTCCGCTGATCCGACAGGCGCGAATCATTACCAACACACACCGTGGAACCACTACTACCCACGGGGATGCGATTAATGCTCAGCGTGCCCGACACCACATCGGAAGCGTCCACCTGAACATCCAACTCGTTGGTCGCGTAGTAGTCGACGATCTCGTGGATCTTGTTGTCCAACTCCGGCTGCAAAGCCTCCAGGGCTGCATCGTTATCCGCCGCGCCAGCAATAGCCGCGCCAGTAGAGGTGACATCGGTAACATCGGCCAAAACGTGGTCGTGGGCGAGGTCGGCCTTATCGTCCAGCCCCTCATGCGCCCCTTCGATACCGTCCTCGATGTGGTTGAGACGGTCCGCCGACAACGGGGTGTTCGTTGAGGGAACGTTCTCCCACGACTGCTTCGAATAAGCCATACCAAACCCCCTCCTAGGGTTGCGCCCGCAAACCCCTCGGCACCAGGCACGAATACCCGTCACCCGGAAGCACCGCGAGGGCAGTGTTGATCATTTCGGTGATCGCCGAAGACCGGTCCAACACAGTCACCGGGGGCTGACCCTCGGCGGTGACCTCCCACCCGCCAACCACGCGGGCGGCCTGCACAATCAGCGTGCCGTCACGGTCAAACAAGCCCATCATGTCGTTGCCGAACGCGACGATCTGATGATCAGTTTTGATGTTCAAAACAGTTCCCCTATCCAGGATTTCAGGCGACTATGCGGGGCGTCACGGAGATGCTCGCCCCCGTACCGGACACCTCCACGTCACCGTCGTCGAAAGCTTCCGAGCCGACGAACGTGCCCGACGAGCTGGCCGACCAGATGCCGCCCTCCACGTAGGTGCCTGCTGCCACGGAGATTTCAACCTCGTCGCCGGTGTTGGTGCCCGTGGAGCCCGACGTCCACGACGTCTGCTCCCGCGCATATCCACCACCCGTGGCTTCATTCGCCCCTGTGGTGCCGGCAGCTCCGGTATGCACACTGATCCAGTCACCGAGACCGGCGATGGCGTCCGACGCTGCTTTGTGAGTTGCGTTGGGAATGCCCATGATTGTTTCCTTTCGGGTTATACGGGATTGAGCGGGACCGCCATGGCGGCCCATGTGCCCGACGAGCTTGTCGCCGTGAAGTTCGTGGCCGTCGTCGCGTCGCTGATGGTCAGGATCGGGAACAGGCCCGAACCCGAGAATCGGTTCGTTCCGCCAGAGGGTGTAAACGTCCGGTTCCCCATGTTGGCGAACGAAACGACTACCCGGCCACCGTCTCCAGGCGCGGACGCCGACAGGCTTGCCGAACCACTGTTTCCGTATGACTTCTGCACAGTGCCGGTGGTGGTCGCGTTCAGATACGAGGCCGCGACAGCGCCCACCCACCCGAAGCCGGTGGGCTTGTTGACCGTCACCTGCTTGGGCCCGCCAGCAACACCATGAATGACATACAAGTGTTGAGAACCTTCGCCAGCGTTATTGTTTAGGGCCTGGCTGCCGATAAGCGTCATTGCCGATCCGTCGTAGGTGACGGAGGCGATCGTGTCGCTGCCCTGTACAACCAGTGACACCAGTACCGACGCTCCGGCGGTGGCCGTGTGGTTGAACGAGATCGTCGATATCGCTTGCTGGGACATGGTTACCGCGTCGAACGCCACCGGGTCAACACCGTCATTACCCACGGCGTCCATACCGATTTCGGGGGCGAATGTCAGCTCGAACTCGCGGTAATACCGCTCCGCGCCGGACATTCCAACCTGCGGGGACAGTTCGATCCCGAAGCCCTTCGTGAACCCGAGTGCGGTACCCATGCCGACCTGCGGGTCCAGTTCGATACCGAACGACCGCGCAAACTTCGGCGCGGCCTCGAACCCCAGGCTCGGCGTGAACGACAACCCGAATCCGGGGGACTGCGCGCGCGGCGTCGGGAACAGCGACACCGACGGATACAAATCCTCGGACGGAAACACCGGCTCGAACGCCGCCGGACCACGCATCGCGATATACGGCGCGAACACCAGACCGAACGACGCCTTGCTGTGGCTGGCCGCCCCCATCCCCAGCGAAACCGGCACCGACAAACCGAAACTCGCACGGTTGTGCGCCACGGCGGCCATGCCGATCTCGGGGGTGAGGGTGACGCCGAACTCTTGTTTCGGACCGCCGTAGCGGAATCCCACCTCAGGAGTGATGGTGACGCCGAATGAGACGTGGGACTCAGCCCACCAGCCAACGGCCACGCTCATCCCCCAATCTGCAAGTTCACCGCCATGCCAGCCCACTTATTCGGCTGCGACGAGGTGGCGCTCACCGTTCCCGTCCTGGTCGTCGTGTTGACACACAGGGGCGGGGCGATCCCCGACTGCTCCGCGCGCAAACGCGCCCCTATGATCGTCTCGATCTTGTGGGACGACACTCCACCGGCCCCGGCCGAGAACGCCTGCAGCGTCACCCCGCTCGGTACCGTCACCGACTGGCTGTGCGCAGTACCGTTGCCGTGCGCGAACGTCGGCGCGCCCACCGACACAACATCATTGAACGAAATGGCATACGCACTCACCCAGCCCGGGCCGGTGGCCTTCATCTGGCGAGCAACGCCGGAGCCTGCGTTCTCCATGCGGAAAATCGCCAGGCCCCCATTCGCCGGATCGCCATCGTGCGAAACGGACCCGAGAAGTACACCGCCGGCGCCGCCATACGTGGCCGACGGGGCTGAGCCCGCGCGGTCCCACGCCACCACCGCGAACACCGTGGCCCCCTCGGAGGCCTTGAAGTTCACAGTGGCGCTACCGACACCAGCCCCGGACGACGACACTGCATCGAACCCAATATCCACCGGCTCCGGCGGCACCGGCCAGTTTTGGTCATTCGTAATCGTTCCGGGATACAGATACTCCGCCACCCGCACCCAAATGCGGGTATAGCCCGCGGCCGGGGGGTTGGAGGTATTCGAGTTCTCGTGCAGCGTGAATGTCGCACCCGAGTCCCGCTCAAAGAAAATCGTGGACGACCAGCCACCCGAAAAAAGTCCCGGATGCCCGAACCACGTTCCGAACGACTCTATCCCATACCCGTAGTAGTACTCGGAAGGAATGTAGAACCCGTTCGCGTACGGGTCCCACCCTGTAGAGTGCTTCCAGAATGTTGACAGCCACGCCTCATACGACTCCGGTGACAGGCCCATGGCGTTGTCGCGCAACGCTTCCGCGAACTTCGTGTAGTCGTTGATGTTCGTCGCCAACGCGCCGGCAGCGTCGAGGAAGTTCGGGTTGAACATGTCAGCGATCGACGCTGGCGGCGGAACAGGCCCGATCGGCGGCCATGACGTTTCAGTCAGCCCCAACGGGTCGATGATGTCTTCTTTGAAAATCTGCTTGATCGGCCGGTGTTCCGGGTCAACGATCTCCAGCACCATGCCGATCAGGGCGAAATTCGAGTTCGTGTACAGATAATCGGTGCCGGGATAGAAGTTTGACGGCCCCTTCATCGTTGACAGGAAGTCCTTCGCGCCCGTCCACGGCCACGTCGGAAACAGCGTGACCCAGAGCGCGTTGATACCCGCCGTGTACTCCGCGATACCTGACCGCATGGACAGCATGTGCCCCATCGTGATCGCGGTACCGTTCGGAATTCCCGGAACGTACTGCTCCAGAGTGTCATCCAAAGAGATCAACCCTTTATCGACAGCCTGGAAGAACGCAATCGCGGTGAACATCTTCGTGGATGAACCCATGCGGAAGTGGTCATCCAACGTCAACGGGCGAACCGTGCCGCCCACGGTGGTGCCGTACGCCTTCGCATAGTTCCCGCGCGGACCGGTGATCTGCAACATCACCCCCGGCTGGCCGGTCTCCGCGCGGGACTGCTCCACAATCAAATCCACCATCGCCTGGTCCTCCGGCGACAACAAATCACCCGCAGTGTGCGCGGGAGTGGTGAACTCGTAGGTATCCGACGGGTCCGACAACCAGCCGGCGTTGTCCACCGTCTTCACATAGAACTCGTACGTGGTGTTCGACTTCAAACCGTTCGTCCTGTACGGCGGCAACACCGGGTCGGGATTCAACTGAACGAAATCGCCTGAAGCGTCCTTCTCTTTCGCGTAAACGAAATACCCTTTGATTGTCATACGTCAGTAGCTCCAGACCACGTGATCGTGAGAGTGCTGAAAGTTGAATCGACCAGCTCCACCAACGTCGGAGCAGTGGGGGGCGTCAAATCCGGGTCAGGGTCAGGCAGCGGGTCGGGCCGGAAGAACACCCAGCCTCCACCAGGAGCGCCATTTCCGCCGGACTGAAAGGCCGCCAACGAGCCCTTGCCGCCGTTACCGGCACCACCAGCGGGCGCACCGTGGCCGCCCATGGCCTTCTGGTCAACGCCGCCCACATAGTCCTGCTCGTTGAACGTGAACGTGCCCGGGCCTCGGCCAACAGGTTTCGACAGAAATCCTTCAGTGGTACCCGCCGAGCCGCCCTCGGCGACAATGGAATACGTGTCACCCCCGGGCGTGGAGATAGACAACGTGGTGTTACCACCGGCCGCGCCGTCACCCGGACCGCCCACGCCACCAGCGCCCGGGTCGAGGGTGATGATGGCGTTGTCGCCGAAATGCTCACCGCGCACCCATGTGGTGGCGTTGAACTTCCCGGGCTGACCGGCCTGACCGTTGATACCCAAGGCCCAGCCCTGCGCACCACCACCACCGCCACCGACCGCAACCGGATCGATGTAGTTCACCCAGTTCGGCACCGGGAACACCGTGGCCGCGGTGCCAAGGTAGACCTTCAACGGGTCGTGATGGTCACCGCCGGAACCCGTATCCACGGCGATGCTCACCCACGGCACATCGCCCGAGCGGGTCACCGACGCTTTCGCGATAGAAGACGGGGGGCTGTTCGGCGAGGTGTTGTTCCGTGTGGCGGCCAGCGAAACGATCTGCGACGTAGGATGGTTCGGCAAATCCGCCACACGGCCACGCACATAATGCGTACCGCCAACCGGCACCAGCTCGTAGGCGTACGCCTCAGACGCCACCACGGGAACCGGGTCAGCCAACTCGTAGGAGATGAACTCCCCGGGCGCGGCCGTGCCGCCCAAAAGCCCCACGATGTTCGGGGAATGATGCACCAGCGTCCAGTCGCCCGACGTCAAGTCAACTTTCCAGATGTTGACGTAGAACTCGGTGATCCCTGAAAGGCCGTAGCCGATCCACGACACCACGCCCAGCGGCATCGACTCTTCAATCAAGTCAACGCCGATGAGCGAATTGCCCTGCGTGGCCTCCAGCCACGTCGTGACATTCGACAGCGGGAAGTTGGACCGCTCCGACGGCAACAAACCACTATCGACGGGCTTGTTGGTCCTGATGCCAAGAATGTCCCACGAGAACAACCCCAAGCTGGCACGCGAGGCGATCTCCTGCAACACGTTGAACAGGTCGGCGATACCAGCACCAATACCCGGAAGGCCTACCAGGCCACCGACAATGCTGTTGACGATGTTCTCGATGGTTTCCCGCAGATTCTCTGGGCCAAGCATCCCCGCGATTGACTCCGGGGAGATGTTGCGCAAAGCGTCGAACAAATCCTCCAGCGTGTTCTCAACGGTCTGCACGCCGCCGCGAATCGCCGACACCACCGTGTCAATCGTCAACTGCACCCGGGCCAACAAGGTTTGCAGAATCTCCGGAAGACCCTCGACCCACGACTGCTGAATAACGCCGGTCTTCTTGACCTCGGCGTCATCCCACCAGAACGTGCCCGCAGTGGCGTCTTCGGTCACCACGAACCGGGTCTGCACACCAGTCACCCCGGCAGGAACCCGATACTCCCCCGACAACTCCTTACCAGGCCACGCCAAATCTTGATCCTGCGGGGCATACGCATTCAAATCCACCGGGGACTGCGCAACACCATCGATGTACGGCACCACCTGCAACCGAATCGGCGCGCCGGTACCCGCATAATCCTCGTGAGACACGAACACCCGGGCAGCGATCGTCTGCCCTTCGCTGACCGCGAAGAAATCCCCCGCATTCTGCCCCGACCGAAGTGCCTTCAACGTGCCGTCGGCAATAACTTTCGCCGCGCCCGTACCATCCCCGCTGCGAGAATGCGACGGGTCCACCACCCAATCCGCATTGCTACCGACCGACCCCTCAGGGAACTTCGGTGCGGGCAGAATGTTCGGCGTCTGATTCGAGATGCCACCGATGGGCAGGATCGTCAACAGACTGGGCAGCAGATTCCGCAGCGGCGCAATGATGATGTTCACCAGCTGCACCGCAGCCTGGATGGGGTTAAAGCTCGGATCGTTGAAGTTGATCGACTGGAAGAAATTCCGGATGTTCGTGAAGAACTGGGTCAGTTCCTCAATCCCGCCACCAACAAGACCCGTGATCGCCTCGATGATGTCCCCGAGGATGGGGATGTTCAATGCCCAATCACGCAACTGGTCGAACGACGCCTCACCAGGGATGAACACCCCAGCAACAGCGCGCACCACCCACGCCAAAAACTGCTCAATGAACTGCTCACCAATCTCAAGCAGCTGCTGAACAGTGAACGGACGCTGCCACTGCAACGCCGACTGCTCCGGGTGAATACCCGGCTCAGACGGCACCGCATGAGCCCACTCCGGCAACGGATCAAACGAAGACGTCATGACAGCGGAAGAACCTCAACCGAAAACATCGACGTGGAAGCGGAAGTCGTGTACGTCACCGAACCCGCTTGCCGTTCACACCGGAAATAGATCGTCGCCGGTGTACCGGCCGTCACACGGTCAAACCCATCCGATGAACCCGCCGCAGGTCCCGCCACCAGGATCAGCCGCTCCGATTGCGCCACACCGGGGCACCGTCCGATCACGTTGCCGCCAGTCTCACCGTTCAAACGGGCCACAAGATCAACCCGAACATCGGCTCCCTCACCGGTGACGACCGTGTAGCCCTGCACGCGCGGCCGCCAATCGAACGGCTGCGCCGGGATCGACACCTGGGCCAGAGTCGAGTTCGCATTGCCCGAGGCGGTGTTACTGATCGACGCCGGAACATACCGATCCCCAACACGTTGCGCCGCCAACACGAACCCGTCTGCGGTGTTGTTGACGACCGGTATTTGGCCGGCGACTGGGTTTTCCGCAACGTCGGTCGGGTCCCACACTGCTTCCCCGTCATCGCCCTTCGGGCCTTTGCGGACCATCGGGTTAAGCCGATACACACCCGGACCTGATTCACTGGGAGGAGTCAGTTCGGTCCAGGACCACGTGAGTGGGGTTGGGTCATCATGCTCAAGTTCTATCGGCTGAATCGGATCGGTGTCGATGACTGCATGTTGACCCGACGGCCCTTGAGCGATCGCGGGCACACCAACACCGATACCGCCCTGCGGCCGCAACTGGAGGATCGCCGCGCCAGCAGTCGGATCGACAGGAATCTCCACGATTCCCTCAAACAAGTAATGAGTCCCAGCGGGGTTCAAAGGCCACGACATTAGGGCACGCTCCATTCAATGTTGGGCGAGTTGTAGAAGAAATAGGATTGGGGACGCTTATCCCTGCGGTGACAGCGTGAGCACAGACAACGTTTCAAAAATCCCCGTGATGAACCGCTGATGCTTCGCCAACGGAGCCTCCGACTTACGGCCATCCCCCATTTGCAGAAGAACCTTCCGCTCATCCTGGGTAACCCGCCACATCACGTTCTCGATGTAGTCAGTCACCATGCGGGTACGCGACATGAACACCAGCGACATCAGGCCGCCGCGAAAAACGTCACGCCCCAACGCATACTGGGCACCGTTACGGAACTGCACCGTCGCCGTCGTCTTGCCCTGTGAATCAAACAAAGCGTTGATGAACGCGAACACCGTTTCGATGTTGTACGGCGCTGAGGCTGTCGGATAGAACCGCTCGATCGCCGGGTGGTACGGGCCAACGTCGTCACGGCGGTCGTAGTGTTGAATCAACTGGAACGCCAGGAAGCTGTTGTTCAGGAACCCCGACAACAGATCGGACGGTATGCCGGTGAATCCGACGACGATCATCAGCGAGTCGATTAGCCATGCGAAGGTGGCATTCATCAGGTCGTTCAACCACTTTGGGGAACGCCCACCAATGATGTGCTGCCAACCCTCGGGTGTGTGGTCAGTGATCGTGCATGCATCGATGCCGGTGTCCTCACCCGGCTCAGGGGCCACGAAATACGCGTACGGCTGCTCAAAATCCACACCCAGCGCCGGCGCATAAAACACGCCATCCATGCCGGGGACCTGCTTGATGACAGGTTTGAAGATGTCCCCCAGCGACCCGCCCAAGTCAATCGTGGTGCGCAGCACCGAATCCAGCACCGTTTTCGTCGGGCCAGTGATCTGCGACCGGTCCACTGTGGAGAACACGTAGGTCGGTTGGTCCAGGTTCGCCCACCGGTCAGGCTGCGGATCACCCGGCAGCCACAAATCCATGCGCGTATCCACACCGTACGACTGGGTCACATCTTTGATGACGGCCTGAACGGTTTCCATCCGCACTGTCCGCGCGACCATCGGCGACGTGTCCAACAACGGATTGGTGCGTGACACATACACCGGGGTTCGCAGCATGCGGGTAAACGCCTGCACCGACAACCCATCACGCGACAACGCCTGCAACACAGTGCCGAACCATGCCCGCACATCCGGGTTCAACGACAAGCCGTTGTTGATGAACTCCAGCCACCCGGACTGCAACCGCAGAGCGCATTCTGCGACCATGTTCTCCACGACGGTTTGCAACGCCCACACGAACACCGCGTGCGAGAACGGCTGCGCCTGAATCGGCAGCCACCACGACGGCCAAATCACGTAGTATTTGAGGATGTCGCGGATACCGCGCAGTTCAGCGGTGCCGGTCCATGCGCTGTCACGGTACTCGTAGGTGTGGTTCTTCGTGTAGAACGCATACCGCAAACCCGCGGTCTCGACGATGACACCGACCATCGTCTTTTTGCAGTCCATGAACAAAGGGATGAGGGGACTGTTCCCTTTGAGTACGATCCGGCCGGTTTCAACATCGTTGCGCGGGTCAGCACCCGACGCCTCGATCAGGTCGCCACCAACCGCGCCCATCGGCTGCCAAAACTTGTCGCACACCGTGAACCGGAACGACGTGTCTACCTTCGATTTGCGTTCTGTCAACGCCCGCGCGGTTCGTGCGATCCTGTTGGGGTCGCCGGATTGGAGGGCGGATTGCCATGCGGCCGATTCGCGTTCAAACTTCGACAACCGTCAACCCTCCTTTCCGGGCATCACCAATTCACCCCACGAGCCAGAAAAACCACGGGGCTGTCAAACAGCAGTCGGTGAACTACATTGGGTAGCGGCGCAACGGAGTCCCCGAAAGAATCACCTTCGAGTCAGCGTTGCCACCAACAATTTCTGTCTTCACAAAGAACTGCTGCGCCGGTTCGCCAGGCGACTTCGCGGGGATCGCCGCGTTCTCACTGAACCGCCCCGACAGATACTTATAGAAATTGCCCTGCGGGGGAACAATCCCAAACAGCGACCCAATCTGATCGGTGAACGCGTTCCGTTCCGAGAAGAACGTCAGCAGTGTCTTCACCGCCTGTTGGAAGATGTTCAGCTCCTGCGGCGACGGCGGCACCGACGTCAAATCCTGCACCAACGTCGTCTGTGAGCGCGGGTCGGTACGTAGGAACACAATCTGATTGGGCAGCAGCGGACCAAACTCCACATACTCATCCGCGCCGGGACCGTCATACAACCGGAACGTGCCCGGGCCAAACAAGGTCGCATCCCAATACATCGGCTGGTCACCAACATTGACCATCGACACAAACCCCGACTGCGTGACATTCACATTGTCGCCCGCCGACACTTTCCGCACCGGAGCTGGTGTCGCCTGCGTGATCAACGCGCCACCGGCCTGCATACCAAACCCAATACCCCGATAATCCGGGCCAAGCTCGCTACCAGTGCCGGTTTCCTTGTGCGACAAGATCGGCAACCCATTGCGCAACACTTTGAACATGCGCGGATCGCCCTCATACCCGGCAACCAGGGTGAACTTCTCCCCAATCAGCGGGGCCACCAGAAGTGGCCGCTGAAACATCACCGTCTGCGAGAAGTTGTTGAACCTCGACAGCTTGATCCAGTTGCCCTGCACCCGCATGCGGATGCCATTACCGTCCCAGTCTCCGTTGCTGTCGCGGCCCATGCGAGCCCACAGGTCGTTCGCCCCACTATCAGGCAGGCTCCACTCTTGGAACCCGCCGAGCACCATCGACACAACCTGATTGTCGGTGTCGGTGTCGAAGTCTTTGTACGGCCCGCACACCACCTCGCGGGTATCCGTTGTCAGCGGATCGTCCGGGTCGTCCCGCCACCTCGCCTGGTCACCATTGGCGTAGACGTACCCGCCGCCGTCACCTTCGTAGTACAGCGGCCAATCCGCGCCGAGGTCCTGACTGCTCGTGGTGTCGTAGTTGAACGTGTCGGTCATCGACTCGTAGTCGAACTGGAAACTCGCCGTGTAGTCGTAGGTCCGCCAGAACCCCGAATCGGCCCGCAGACGAAGACTTTCGCGCTGCCGCTTTCCGATCTCCAGCGGTGCTTGCGGCGCTCCTTGGAACCACCGGACCGGTGCCCACCAATGACCCATGTCGTGGGTGAGGAAGTTCAGGGTGGATTCCTGTTTGGCGTCGATCGACGCGATCAGATCGCGGTAGACGCGGCGCGTCCACTTCGGCGACCGGCCACGGCACTCCACCCCGACCTCAACTTCGATCGGGTCGTAGAGAGCATCAATGTTGGTGATGCCGTCTTCGGTAGCACCCTTCTGGTCGATGTGTTTCCACGGCGGGACCAGGCCCTTAAGGGACGTGAGATGCACCATCTCTGGTGCTGTGACCCGCTCGGGGACCGCTAGCCCGCCCATCATGTGGAAGGTGATCGACTTGTCGTAGGCGTCGAGCCACATCATGGGTTTCTCACCCTTGGCAAGGTGGTACCAGCCGTGCGGGGTTACATCCGTTGCGGGGTAATGCTTCTTAGCCATTTACCCTCCCGGCATGACGTACTGGTTTTGCAGGTGATAGGCGATGTCGCGGCCGGTGCCGTCTTCGGTGGCACGCTGGTTGTTGACCGTGATGTTCGTGTCGCCCTGGTTGACTTGGGTTTGGCCCTGGCCTGTGGCTTGCGGGTCGATGTCCTTGCGCTGCTGGGACGCCTGACCGGCAAGGTTCGGCAACGCCGGGGCCGCACCCGCCAAACCACCCGCGATGCGGGTGATCCAGTTGTTGTTCGCCAAATCCGATCCACCCGTGGGCAGGAACGTTTCCATCAACCCTTGGGCGCCGATCGCGGCGACTTGACCGCCGTACTCGATGGCACGGTTGATCAGCTTCACCCCAGTCTGCGCGGCCTGACCCGCACCCGGGGCCATCGCGTCCAGCGCCATACCACCGGCCTGCACCGCCATGCCAAGCGCACCACCACCGTCCATGCCGATACCACCGGAACCGGACCCGGCATACGGTGCGACGTTCGCCCCGATGTTGGTGGTGTTCGTCGGCCCGCCAGTGAACAGGCCTTGCGGTGCGCCAGCGGCCATCGGGCCGCCACCGCCGCCCGTGGTGGGCAGCGGGGCAGGATTCGTCGCCCACGCACCCGACGACACCGGAGCCGGCGGGTTATTCAACGCAGGGTTGGTGTTCTGCGGGCTGTACAACCCCGGAGCACCCGCCGCCGCCGCCGACCCGCCAGGAACCGACGTCACCGGCCGGTAGTAATGCGACGTGAACGCCGGATCGTCGGCGCCCGTGCCGCCAATACCGCGCCGCGCCGCTGCCGCGTCACTGCCCCAGTTGAACGGGGTGCCGCCAGGCAGCGTCGCCTGCATGTGGCTGGCGTTGAAACCGACCCGGAAATCGCCAGGCCCGCCCATGCCCTTGACGAATCCACGCGCAGTCAACCACTCGTCCGCATTGTGGGTCGACATGCTCGCGCCGGTCGTCGGGCGGCCATCCATCAAGTTGACCAGATCCTCAACAGCGCTAGAACAATCAGCCAAACCCTGCGTCAGGTCGCCGCGTTGTTCTTGTGTGTACCGGCCCGCCGGAACGTTGGCGAGTAGCGCCGCGTCGCCGGGATAGGCACCGATCGGCGTCATGGACACACCGGTCGCACCGGCGGACGGGTAGGAGCCCCGGTCATACTGGTTGTTCTGGTACTGCGGCCCGAACACACCCTGCGCGCCGAGCACACCCATCAACCCGTGCCCACCCTGGGTCGGGTTATAGGCCGAAATGGCCTGCAACTGCCCCAACAACGGTGCCGCAGCGAGGTTCGCCACGAACTTCGTGATGTTCTCCGCGATCCCCGCCAAACCCTTCGAGATACCGAAATCCTGATCAAGCTCGGCACCGATCTGCCCCAAATCCTTGACATGCTTGTCGGTTTGCTTCGTCAGCTTCTCGTACTGATTCGCGCGGGCATCACTCATGCGCATCTCGGCGGCCTGAAGGTCGCGTTCAGCTTCGATCACATCGTTGCGGGCCTTGAGGCGGTCCTGCTCGGTGGCTTCGGTGGACTGCTCCAATTGGGCGGCGCGGGCACGCTTCTCCGCCAGTTTGTGACGCGCATCCAGATACGACGACTCAGCGGAGAACACGGCCGCGTCGGGTGGCATACCAGCAATCCCCGGCGGCAGCGTCGTGTCATACGGCAACACAGGCGCATCCGGCAGCTTCGGGCCAGAACCACTACCACCATCAGCAGCCCCCACCGCGCCCGGGAATAGATCAGCCAACGGGCCATCGCCCACAGGGCCGCTACTGCCACCGGGGCGCCCGTGAGGCCCGTTGCCGCCGCCCGTGCGTGTTGATTGCCAGTCAGGCGTGTCCGGGCGACCCGGGACGCCCCACGGCGCGGTAAAACCTCCCGCACGTTGCCACGCCGTCGGATCATCCAACAGGTCTAACAGAATCTCGTCAGGACCAAGCTTTGGCGCAAGATAGGTACGAATCCACGCCTGCCGACGCCGTAGCTCCTCGGGATTATCGGCAGCCTGCCGCTCCCACTGCGCTGGCGTCAGCTGCCCATCCGGCCCGCTGTAGTACGGATTATCAAACCGAGAGTCCTTGATCGCATCGTTCACCTGGTTGATCACCGGCACCAAAGCGAGGATCGCCCCCGCTGCACCAGCAGCCAGACCCGGCATGCGCCTCAGATGGTTGTTCGCGCCAGCCAACGCGGTAACCAGGTTCCCCACCGTCGTCAGCACGCCAACGGACTTCCACGCAATGAACGCCGCTGCGACAGTCCCGACGCCGATGCCCATGTCACTAAGGACGTCCAGGACCCTACGGATCGTGTTCCACAGGTCCTGCGCAGCATCAACCGCGTCTTCAAACACACGTTTGATGTCGTCCTTGTGGGCAACGATCCACGCGTTCAGGTCATTCAGCTTGTTGGTCACATTGTTGATCGACTTGGCAAGCGCGCCAGGACCCTCCGTCGTGTCCAGAGGGTCACCGAACAGCGCCGAAATGAAGTTCGCCCCAACACGACCCACAGCAGCGTTCATGTTCGACAAGGCGCCGTCAACAGTATCGGCCAGCTTCTTCGACATGCCACCGAACTGGCCCTCAATCGCCTGCACAAGCATGCCGAACGAAATCGTGCCGTCCTTCGACATCTTCTGAATCTCAGCGCTCGTCAGGCCGAACTCTTTCTGCAACGCCGCCTGAACATTGATGCCACGCTCATTGAGCTGCAACATCTCTTCAGCCTGCAGCTTGCCCTTGTTGAACACCTGGTTGAAGATGACGGCCAGGTCGCCGAACTTCTGCCCAGATGCACCCGCCGCGTCCGCAATCGCAGTCAACGCCGCCTGCAACGGGCGACCCTGCTTCACCCCACCAGCAAGGAACTGAGTAGCAGCCTTCGCCGCCTCGTCCAACGCAATCGGAGTGCCAACGACGACCTCGTTGATATCCGACATGATCGTCTTGACCTGCTCGGCGCTGTTCCCCATCGCAGCAAGGCGGTGCGATGTCGCATCAAGAGACTTGTACCGATCAAACCCCTTGAACAGGGCAACACCGGCGGCGCCGATGATGCCTGTCGCGGCGGCCGTGAACGCTGTGCCCAACGCACGACCAGCCAACGCGCCAGCCTTCGACGCCGCACCCTCATACCCCGACAGGGCAGCCGAAAACCGGCCCGCCACAGGCAACGACGACGCAAGAGACGAACTGAACGACGAACCAAACCCCCGGCCCGCCGACACACCATTCGCCGCGAACCCATCCACAATGCGAGAACCCGCGGCCTTCGTCGCACGATCAACCTCACGCGACAACTGCTCGCCAGCATTACGCCCCGCAGCCGCAGCCTCCCGGCCCACATTCTCACCGATCGCGCGGCCAGCAGCCGAACCGCCACGAGCCCCAGCCGCCTCCATCTCACGCTCAATGTTCTTCGCCGCCACCGCAGCAGCACGCTCATCAAGACGGGAAATAATGTCCACGTAGATCGGCATCAGACACTCACCTCCCGTCACCAGCCGAACAGATCGGCCTCAACCTCACGCTGCAACTCGTGCGCCTCAACTGAGGCTTTCGCTTTCTCCAACCGATCAACCGGGTCCTCGAAAGCGAACGGCTCATACGCCGCTTTACGGCTCTTCGATGCATGGAATGACGCCCTGAACCGGGCGATCTCGTTGTATGTTTCCGCCGCGATCAACTCCGACTCAGACCAGCGGCCCCCGCGAACAGCCCGCGCCACCGCACCATCAACCGGCGCGAAATCCACATACAACTCCCGAACGCGCTCCTCGGTGTTGTCCACGAACCGCACCCCGAACAGGTCCAGCAACTCCAAACTGGACAGCCTGCCCTGATGCCAATCCGAAACACTCAACCCGAAGAAGCGCCGCAGGTCACTCGCTATCTGCCTCGGATACAGTCTCCAAAACCACTGGGCCTCCATCACTTTTCGAGTCGGACTCAGCTCGCTCCGCGATTGTGAAACCCTGCTCCGTCCACGCCCGCCACACATCCCGGGCACCAGCAGGACGCCCGTTGATCTTCTTCGACCGCAGGACCTCGTAGTTGTCCATTCCCAACACGACCTGAACGATCCGCACCTCACGCGGCGGCGACACACGCTTACCGTCCTTGTAGTACGGCGGCCCCTTGACCGCGCCGGGACGGGTCTCCGCCGGCAACACCATCTCGTTGCCGTCACGGTCCTTCACCGTCTGCTCCGGGATGTACAGGTCCGGCTCCCGGTCATAGGTTTCGATCTCTTCGAGATACGCCTCGTAGGCTTCCAGCGCATCATCGTCGAGCATCCGAAGGTTGGGGTGCGGGGGGATCGTCATGGTGGTGCCGTCATCGAACCGAAGGACACGATCAGCGAACGGCGAATCGAACTCGGTGGCCTGTTCACGCGCGGCGGCACCATTGTTCTCGGGTTTCTTCACAGACATCAGGGGCTTCCTTAAAAAGGGGGGGCTTCGGGGTTGAGGGGTTGGGCTGGCTTTATGTGGGTGCCTGCCGGGTGGGTGCCAGCCCCAAACCAACCCACCCGGCAGGACGACTTACCGGCTAGCTGCCGTCCGAGTACTGCTCAGCCCAGCCGGGGCCACCCATCCACACATAGAAGTAGCCGGGCACCAGAGCGATCGTCCCCGCCGGGTCGGGCCGCATGAAGTACTCATTCGGCAGCACCTTGTACGTCAGGTCCGCCGCGTCCGGGTCGGTCTTCGACCGCTGCTTCGACGCCTGGTCGTCCAGCTTCACCGCCGGGTAACCCTCAGCGCGGTAAATGAACCCGCCCGAGGTGCGGCGCGCGTACAGCAGCAGAAGCTGGTACTCCGCCGAGTCAGCGTCCAGCAGCGGACCCTCACCGTAGTCAGGGGTACCCGGAAGAGCCACCAACGGATTACCCGCGTTGTCGCACAACGGAAGTTCCGACTCCAGCCGGTGAATCAGCGGATCAGCCGTACCGAGCGCCACGAACCGCACCGAGTACGACTTCTCCGTCACCTCAGAATCGACCGGGAACTTCGACTGCAACACCATCAGATCGTCAGAGGTGACGTCCGGTTCACGCTCCGCACCGCCATCCTCAGGGTTGCAGCCGATGTGCCACCAACCCTCATTCGGGGCAGTGTTGTACTCGTACTTGCCGTTCACCTTCCGGCGGATGAACAGGTCATCGCGAATCTTGCCGTCCTGCGCAAACGGCGACCACTTCACCGTCACGCAATCATCCTCGAACGGCGACATGTCCGTCGCGGCACCGCGATTGTCGCGGATGAACACCGCCTGCAGCCCGCCACGCTCGATGAACGGCTTGTGAATGTCAGTGAATCCGCCGGCGCTCCAGTCGGTGCCGGTCAATGGCTGCGTCATAGGGACGCTCCTCTCATTTGGATAAGGGACCGGATTGCGAAAATTTCCGGCGAACAAAAAAGGGACCCGGCGCTACCGCCAGGCCCCTTGTCAGGGCTGAAACTTCAACTAGATGTACTGAACACCGATCTCGTAGCGGCCCACATGCCGCACCAGGTGACCGTCGTCGTCATACTCGACGAGGACCGGTTTCATCAGCACACGCGCATAGTCGATACGCGCAACAACACCACCGCCGAGCGGTATCTCCACCAGCGGATCAGAGACAAGCTCCAACATCCGCTGATGCGTCAACTCGGCTTCATTCTCAGCGGCCTCATCAGACGCGGCGAACGTGTGCACCGACACGACAGCAGAATCGCTGCCCTCTTCGGGAACATCACGACCATCGACACGACGAACCACACGATGCGGCAACGGATCACCCGACAAACGGCGAGTAGAAACCTTTCCCAGAGGGGACAGCCACGCCACCATCACACGATGGATACTCGGCGCTGAATCAGTCGCCATACGCGTTGCCGCCGAACTGTTTAGCTGTCTTCTGGGCAGGCGCGTACTCGTCGTTGTGCGCCGACCCGAACTCCACGAGATGCGCCTGCGGATCAGTCGCGCCGACCTTCCCGCGACCCTTGTTCGTGGACCGTTCCGTCACCTGAACAGAATCACGGTAAGCGCCGGTGCCCACGGGAGAATTGTTCTTCCACGCGTCAACAACCTCGTCCATGAACTCGTTGACGCCCTGATTCACCTCAGGCAGTTTGTCGAAATCATCAAGCCGCACACCGAACTTCGCCAAAGGGTTCTTCCTCGTTGGACCGTTCGCCACGATTCATCACACCTTCCGCAGCTCCGCCACCAAACCCGGCGCCCAACCGTGAAAACCCATGTTCCAGTCACGAACCGCAACCACATCGAACACATCTGACCCGTACCCGACACGGTCTTTCACCTTCACCGGCGAACCGGGCGGCAAGTACAGGTCAACATCGATCGTTTCGGTTTCCACAATCGAATACGTCCCCACCACCTGCACATGCGGGGCAAGTTGGATCACTGGAACAGACACCCCGGAACCGAACTGGGGAACCGTGTTCCCCAAACCATCCGACGAGTCACCGACGTGCGGATAGTGCGTCACCGTGTACGGAGTAGGGAACGTCATAGCCTGTGAATCGTGATCGTAGGTGCAGGGTTAGCGAACCGCTTCGCATCTTCCAACTCGTCCCGGGTGAACACTGCCGTCCCGGACACCCACTCTGCATTCCGCTGGGTGAACGGCCCTGCCGTCAGCGATACCGCCTGCGATGAAACCGAACCCGGCGTCACCGTAAGGTGACGTGCAGCGACCGCAGCCACAAACTCTGTTACAGAGTCGGGCACACCTCCGCCAACATATTCGACGATCACCACTGTGCCGGTAACGAGTGGACACCCATTTCGGGTGACATCCACATAGTTACCGTCTTGGTTGAAGTCGACTTCTTCTCCACCGGTAAGCGTGACTGCTTCGACTTCATCCACCACACCAGGAAGCCACACGCGCCCGTTGACGACCTGCGCCCGCACCCGAGTGGCCCCGGTGGTGAACACCCGCCCGGTGACGCGCTGGAAGGTGTCGCTGACACGGCCCAGCACGCCATCCACACGGGAAGACTGCTCCGGTGTGAGCGCTGCTGCGCCCGGTAATCCAAGCGCAGCAGCAACGTCATCGGCGGTAGCAAGCAACATCGCTGTGGCTAGCTGCCCGTCTTATTGAAGACGACCACACCAGTCGGGCGAACAACCTTGCCGCCGTACACGTGCAGAGCGCGGATACGGTCTGAGAAGCTGTCCTGGTCGCGCAGCGCCTCGACGGTGTCGATCTGCGACACATACGCAGCGGCCGACGGATGGAACGCGACGAACTGCTCATCGTCGGTGTCCCGCAGGTTGTTCGACTCCACGATCCGGGCACCCAGCAGGTTCCCGATGGTGCCCGCGCGCAGACCAGCAGCGTCGCCGGAGGTGTCCGCGCTGGTCAGCTTCGACCCGGATGAACGCAGCCAGTACGCCATCTCCGCGTTCACGACAACGACACGCCCAACGTTCGGGACGTTCGCCTTCGTCAGCTCCTTGAGCGCCGTGGCGATCAGGTCGAACGCATCATCAGCGTCCGTAGGCGCCGAACCGGTAAGCGCGGTTCCGTTGTCCACCAGCATGTCAGCGATGAACTTGTCGGTGTCGGTGGCCAGGGCCGTGGCACCAGCACGGGTGTAGGCCTCCAGCGAACCAGCGACCTGAACACGGTCGATGTCATCGACGAGGAAGTCGATCGACTTTTCCTGATCGATGAGCAGATCGACGCCGGTGTCGGAAATCGCGTCCGCCGAGGTCTGCCGGCCAGCGGCCTTGTAGTCCTTGACGGTAGGTGCGACCACGCCAGCGATGTGGACCACGTTGCCCTTGTTTGCGATGCCCTCGTACTCGCGGTTGACGAGGTTGGCGAAAACGGTCTGGGCGGTCCACTCCTCCAGGAGCATGTCCGACCAGAGTTCTGGAATGAAGTTGTTGAAAGCCATTTTTGGCTCCCTTCTGTGTTAGTGGAGTTCTCCACGTAGATAGCTGTCGAGTCGGCCCTCTTCTCGCGCCTTCTTTCGCTCGGCAGGCGGCAGCGCCGCATACTCAGCCGGTGTGAGAGGCTTCGGGCCTTCAACCTTCTTGTCTGATGTGACTTCCGACGTCGGCACGGCCGACGATGCCGTTTTGGCCTTCAGCGCTTCTTCGATCCGCTTGTTGACGAACTCGTTCCACCGGTCGGCGGATTCGCGCATCTCTTCTTCGGTGTCGCCATGAATGAACTCCGGATCGACTTTCGTTTCACGCGCCACATCACTTCGGATGCGTTCACGCTCAGCCGTCTCGAACTTTCGTTCCAGTTCTTCGATCCGGGACAGCGGGTCGTCTCCGATCTTTTCCTGCGACTCGCGCCATTTCTTGGCGTCCGCGAAGTTTTCCTTGGCTTGCGCCTCGTTCTTGCGGGCCATTTTCTTCCAGAACTCGACCGTCTCGGTTGGTTTCGGAGCTTGCGTTGGCTCCTCAACCGTGGCGGTTGCGTCCTGGTCGCCTGCCGGTTCCACTGGCTCCGTTACGGCGCTGTGTTCCGACGTTTCTGCTGTCACATCATCAGACATGAGGGTTTGTTTCCTTTGCGGATGGGTTTTCTATGTGCCATGCCCCGTTACGGGACATGTGTGCGTTATCCAGATCCGCCGAGGGTGTCAGCGCTGGATGCTTCTGGGGCCTGAGAACTTCTGGTCACGCCACGCGAGGACCGGCCCAACCTCGCCGTGCTCCCGGGTGACGATCAACTTCCGGTAGTCAACGGCGCGGCCGCCGCGGTCCGCGATATCCGCGAACGCCTTCACCTGGTCATGCGTCTCGTTGAGAAGTTCCGTGCTGATCGTGTCGAAGTCCATCCCCGTCGGGATCACGTCGATATCGCAATCGCATCCCGGATGGATTGGCATCAGCGAGTTCTTGCGGTACCGCATGGTTGATGCGATGACGCACAGCGCGCAGTTCTCGTTGCCGGTCAAGACGCGGCGGTAGAACTGGACGCCGCTGCGGGCGAACGACGCCCTAGCCTGGTGCGTCTTCGCTAGTTGCAGGTCGGTGCCCGCTAGGTTCTCGATACGACGCTGACCGGCACGGAGTGCCGCCGCGACGCTCTTACCTTCCGACAGTGCCGTACGTGCTGTGATCACAGGTCGCGCGTACACCGTCTCCGACGGCACACCGCGAATCTTGGAGACCTCGACGGCCTGCACCGGTGACTGCTGGGTGACTTCTGCGATGTACACCGAAGTCATGGCAGCCATCGACTCTTGGGCCGCTTGGACAACCGGTGCCACCGAAGATGTCAACTCTTGCAGTCCACTGTCAGACAGCGTTACCGATGTCCACGCTGCGGACACATATTCGAGCAGTCTGCGCCTCAGTTCAGCGGTCGCAGCCGCATACTCAGCGTGATCCATCTTCCTGGGGACGCTGCACCGGATTGCCGGCGAACAGGGTTATCTGCTCACGCGCCCTATCAAGATCGTCCTGCTTGATCTGATCGGCGTTGTAGTTCAGGATGTTCCGCCGGATAGACGCCCACGACTCGCCGGCCGCCTTAGCCAGAGATGCTGCGGAATACTTCTCCCCCAGCGTCACACGGTCAGGCGACTCAAACGACACATCAACGGTGTCCTCAACCGATTCGCCCTCAATCTGCAACGCCTTAACCAAGATGGCCTCCAGGCCGATCTTCGCTATCGACAACCGATCCTCACACTTGAACAGGAAGCCCTTCTCAATGTTGTGCGCACCCTCAGCTGACTGGTTCGCGCTGTCCGGCATCAGCATCGGCAGCGGAGTCTTGGTCGCCGACGACAGCTGTCGAATATGCTCCTTGATCGCCGACAACATCGGAGTGAAGTCGTTCGCCTGGGACTCCCAGATATCAACCCCAGGTGGCAACTCCCACAACGCTCCCGGCGCGGCCTCAAAGATCGAGGCGTAGTCGATCGCGTTGCCGTTCTCATCGACCTTCGGCAACCCATGCTCCGTCGACTTCAACGCCCGCTGCCGGAAAGCCTGGATCGCCATCGTGGACAACAACTGAAGCTCAGCCCGGTTGATCCGGTTGATGATGTCAATGTGAGGCTCCACCTCGCCCATGCCATCAGGGTTCTGGTACACCACCACCGGCGGCGGCGAACCGGTCACTACAGCATCGCCAACCGGAACCCACGAGTCTGAGATTCGCGTCACCAGCCTGCGCCGGGACGATGACTGCACAAAGCACGGACGGGCGAACTTTTGCCACCCGTCACCCGACCACACAATCGCAAAATCCGACTCGGCATCGAGGTCCCGCCACCACCGCATAGCGGCCCTGATCCGCCACGGCTGCAGCGGGTCAACGCTGACAACCATCGTTTCAGGAGAGTCAGCTGTGATCGTCGCCGTACCGTCATCACGACGCCAGCACGTCAAATACGACTCGCCGAAGTCCAGCCCATACTTGACCCACTGCTTACACACGGAATCCATGCGGTTATCCCGCCAAATGCGCCGGGCACGTAACGCCAAATCACTATCGGCGGAACCACCAACCGTGATGCCATTCGGGATGATTCGGTCAGCAACAGAGTCACGCACCATCAGACCCCAGTTGGTGCGCGCCTCACGCTGAAACGAACGCCACGCCGCAGACGTGTTCCTCGTCAACTCGGGCAGCGGAGCATCCCCATTGGAGTAACGCGCCAACAAACGCACCCGCGACATTCCGTCGTCGATACGCTTCGTCAATACCGGGAGCCATTCCGCTGGCGTTGAAGCAGTCAACAGCTGACCCCCTCTCTGTCTCTATGTCGACTAGTAGATCCGTCTAGGCGCAAACACTTTCGGGCGCGGACGCGCCCCATCACGACGCGCATCAACACACGCCTCCCACGACAACATCCCCGCCATCGCAGCATCAAACTTGTCGGCCAAACGGCCATCCTGCTTCTGCATAACCCACAGAGGCTGGCCCGTATCGTCCACCAGCTTCAGCTCACGCCGACCCGCATGACCCATATGCTCAACAAACTTCGGCCGCCACACATTGGCAGCCAGCGCCGCGTCACCAGTCGCCAATGCATCGGCATAACCCTGCGTCGCAGCAGCCACACGCCTCAAACTGCCGCCGCCGCCAACAGCCCACTCCACAACCCGATCCGGGAAACGGCCCGCCCACGCGGCGATCGTCGAATCCCAGCCCCACGGATCGCAGTACATGCGCCACACCTCAAACCGCGACATCATGTCCACAACGAGCGCTGTCACCTCATGCTCAGGGACTTCCCACTCTTCGACGTTCTCGGGCCGCTCCCAACAGCCCAACAACATCTGGCGTCCCGTCGCAATCTCAGTGACCACGACAGCCGTCGCATCTCTCCACCGCGACCCGTCAAACCCAGCGGTGACGAACGCTCCATCTGGGACCGTCTCATCACACTGCACCAGGCGTGTCATATCGAACGCCTGCGAGCCCGACTTACGCCACCGATTCAGATAGACCCGCTCCCAGTACGCGCGATCAATACCAGTACGGTCGTAGTCCTTCGCGATCCGCTCAAACTGACCCGGACCCCACTCCCCAATAGGACCGGTAGCATCCGCGACAGCAGCAACACGCTTCTCCACCGTCGACAAATCATCATGCTCATCCCCAGCCCAACGGCGGAAAAAGAACAGCGACGGGTCCTGCCGCTCGCCCCTGGCGATAGACTCCGCCTCGGCAAGCACATCCTCTTCAATGCTGCCCTGCCCCGGCTGCCCAGCCGTGGACGTGTACAACGTCCACGGGTCCTCCATCGGCCGCTTCGGCATGTTCTGCAACATCGTCTCGTGCGCATCACGATGCCTCGGCATAAACAACCGGTGCGGCTCATCGAAATGCTGAAACGTCGTCCGCGCGCCATCACGAGACCCCGGAGCATTCGACACAGCAACAGCGAACCCATCCTCACCACCCGAAGGTGACAACCGGACGATCCGCTCCTTACTGATATCAAACAGATCAGCATCGGGGCCGTTCTCCAAGATGTACTTCAGCACACCGAACGCCAGCTCCGACACCTGTTCCTCGGTGACCGCCATCATCGGAATCACAGGAGAACGAACCGGACGCCCCACCGGATTGCCGGCAGCATCAAACCCGTCACACCGAACCGGCGCCTCCGGGTGCAGCTCCACACCGCAAATCCACGCCGCGAACTCGGTCTTGGCTACACCCTTCCTGAGTTCGACACCAGCCCGCTCAAACCGACGACGGCCAGCCAAACGGTGCCCACGCGGATACAGCTCATACAGGCGATACACCAGCGCGCGCTTCTCATCATCGAGACGCGCGGCCTGCCCCGACAATGAGCCAGGACCGAACACCATCCGATCCTCAATGAAGTCACAAACCTGGGGACCCAACGTAGGAAACGCTAAATCCACAGCAGGGACCTGCAAAACAGCCATAAGGCCGTCAGGTCACAAGCTTCAAACGAGGATCGTCACCAGGCTCCGGCGGGCACACCGGCGCAGCCTCAGACTTCCGCCGCTTCGACCCCTTGGCCTTCGAATCCTCGGTCGCCTCAATCTGCCACTCCAAACGGCGACGAGCCAACGGATTCGTCCCATAATCAGTGTCGGCCTTCTCCAACCGAACCTGAGCCTCCGCACGCGCCTTCGCGTTATCGGCAGTCCAAAAATCGTTGTACAACATCGCCACACGGAACAACCCGTTGATATCCGAGTCTGTGTACTCCGGGGCCATCGGCGACGCCCAAATGTCATTCCACCAGCGCACCGTCAACGGATGCCACGCAACACCATCCGGCAAGTCTGGAGCCACCACATCATGATCCGCAGACAACGTAGCCCGCGTCGCAGACTTATTGCGACGAGCACGCACAGAAGGATCTTTAGGTACAGGTGGCATGGACTTCCTCCCATTTCGGGAATCAACAAGTGCTGGCGAAAACCGCAGGTCAGACCCCATTTCGGGGAAACCGCGAAACCCCCGGGTTCCGTACAGACCAAAATCTGCA